TTTCATAGGGTATGGAGAGTGATTTATAGAGCCCCTTAGCCCCCGGTAGTTTATCTCCTTTCGCTGCCGTTTAAAAATTCTATAAATCACTGCCTATACTCTATGAAAGTAGGTATAAACTCAACGAAAGGGGGTATAAACATGTGTGCAAGAAGAAAGAAAGACGTTGAAACTAATACTGAAAAACGTATAAGACCAGCTATGACACCAGAAGCAAGAGAAAATCAGCTAATAGCTTTGGCTGTAGACCTTGCTGAGAAACAATTAATAGAAGGGACAGCGTCTTCTCAAGTAATAACACACTATTTAAAGCTCGGAACGACCAAAGAAAAGATCGAAAGAGAGATTCTGGAGAAGCAGAAAGATTTGATAATCGCAAAAACCGAGAATTTACAATCAGCAAAACGTATAGAAGAATTATACACTAATGCATTAAAAGCAATGCAAACCTATTCGGGAAGTTTGAATACCAATGAAACATTTGATGAGGATGAAGACTATGATTAGAACTTATGAAGAGTTATCAAAGTGTCAAACATTCATACAAAGATTTAATTATCTGAAATTAGGCGATAAAGTTGGTAAAGAAACATTTGGTTATGATAGGTATATCAATCAACGTTTCTACAAAACACCGGAATGGAAGAAATTGAGAGATGAAATAATAATACGAGATGACGGTTGTGATTTAGGTCATCCTGATTTTCCGATATATGGTCGAATAATCATACATCATATGAATCCTTTAACCAAAGATGATATAATTCATTCATCTGAGTATCTTCTTGATCCGAAATACTTAGTATGTGTTTCACATGATACTCATAATGCTATTCATTATGGTAATTCAGATTTGTTATTGGTTGAAGAACCTGTGATTCGAAAACCTAATGACACTTGTCCTTGGAGGTGATGTATATGGACAGTATTTTAGATACTATAAAAAAGTTATTGGGTATACAACCTGAATATACTTCGTTTGATGAAGATATTATAGTAGGTATTAATTCTGCATTTGCAGCTTTAAACCAAATAGGGGTTGGTCCAACTGGAGGGTATATGATTGAAGACAATACTCAGACTTGGACCGATTATATTACAACAACTAATCTTAACATGGTTAAGTCTTATGTTTATATGAAGACCAGATTACACTTCGATCCACCTGTAGGAGGTGTACTGGATTCTATGAATAGGCAGATTGCAGAATTGGAATGGCGTCTATATGTCGAAGGTGACCCAGACCCTGTGCCTGAAGAAACAGTCAATAGCGGTGATAGCGATGAATAATGAATTATACCATTTCGGAGTTAGAGGTATGAAATGGGGGGTTAGGCGATACCAAAATAAAGACGGGTCTTTGACTGATAAAGGTAAAAAAAGATATTTGAATTCCGATGGAACGTTGAATTCCGAAGGTAGAAAAAAATATGGTGAAAACCGATATAAAATAAACAAAGACGGTAGTATTGAAATAGGGAAGGGCGCGGAATTACAAAGAATTATATCTAATCCAGGGAGCAAACAAGATTTAGATGGTCAATTATATGTATCGATAAATAAACATGATAATAGTAATTATATGAAATCGTATACGTATGAAGGATTATCAAAAGCTCTTACCCTGACCGCAAAATCAACTCTTAAATCGCCTTCTACGGATGACGCTGCAAAATTATTTTTCGATATAGTAGATAAAAACCCCAAATGCTATGAAGAATTTCAACAAATAGCGAATACTTTTGATGACTTGGATAATACTAATTTAAGAAACAATATAAAAGAAATAGTGAAAGGTGACGCAACAAAAAAGGGTTTGGATAATTATTACTACACTGCGAATTATTGGTTGGTAGATGATGATTATCTTCCAACTACAAAAAAAATATTCTACAATGAATTAAAAAAGAATGGGTATAATATGCTAAAAGACGAATATGACGCTGCTGGAGGAATTAGAGCTCCTCTTATATTACTCGATGGTAAATCTTCGGTTAATATTAAATCGGCGGAGTTAGTCACAAAAGCTATGCAAAAAGACGCTGCTGAATATATAGATGATTATTCTAAATTCGGAGAACGTTGGATTAAAGATTTTGGAATATGATAACGGAGGTGATATTTATGAATAATGAATTATACCATTTCGGAGTTAGAGGTATGAAATGGGGGGTTAGAAAAGCTCAACCAACTGGTGGTGGAAGTCATTCTAGCGGTGACTCAACTCCCAAAGCATCTGGAGGAGGTAGTTCATCCGGTGGAAGTAAGAAAGTAGCTAATACTACAGTTACGAGAAGTAAACAGTCTTCTGGTGGGACTCCAAAATCTTATTCTAAACCAAGCCCAGGTGCGAAAATAAAGAATTATAATAATTCTAGAAAACAAAAAAATCAACCTGAAGATCTTTCAGGTTTATCAGACAAAGAATTACGCCAAAGAATAAATAGACTTCAAATGGAAAAACAATATAGACAATTAACTGCGCAACCTGAAACATTCTCAGGTAAAAAGATGGCTAAAGAAATACTAACTAATGCTGCTAAACAAACTCTAACTCAATATACTGCTAAATACATGGCTAAAGGTATTGATAAGGGTATAGAGAAAGCAGTAGCAAGATCTGCCGCTAGGGCTGCAGCTAGAGCCGCAACAGGAGTTTAGTTTTTTAGATGTTATCCAATACTGCAGTACCTAAATTCTATGGTGAATTCAGAGAAAAAGTAATACGAGGAGAAATCCCAATATGCAAAGAGATTTCAATGGAAATGAATAGGATAGACGATCTTATAGATAATCCAGGAATCTATTACGACGATAATGCTGTTGATGGATTTGTTGAATATTGTGAAAACGAACTCACATTAACTGACGGTGCCGATTTGCATTTGCTGGATACATTCAAACTTTGGGCTGAACAAATATTTGGATGGTATTACTTTGTCGATCTGTCTGTATATGAACCGAATCCTAATGGTAGAGGAGGACGTTATGTAACAAAAACCGTTAAAAAGAGATTAGTTAATAAACAATATCTAATAGTTGCCAGAGGTGCAGCTAAATCAATGTATGGTTCATGTATACAAAACTTTTTTCTTAATGTTGACACATCCACAACACATCAAATAACAACTGCCCCAACAATGAAACAAGCGGAAGAAATTTTATCACCAATAAGGACTGCTATTACTCGTTCCAGAGGTCCGTTGTATAAATTCTTAACTGAAGGATCAATACAAAATACTACGGGAAGTAAAGCTAATAGAGTTAAGTTGGCATCAACTAAAAAGGGTGTTGAAAATTTCTTAACCGGATCGTTGTTAGAGATAAGACCTATGAGTGTTAATAAATTACAAGGTCTTAGATGTAAAGTTGCTACTGTTGATGAATGGTTATCTGGCGATATTCGAGAAGACGTAATAGGTGCCATCGAACAAGGGGCATCTAAATTAGATGATTATCTAATAGTAGCTATGTCTTCAGAAGGTACTGTAAGAAATGGAGCCGGAGATACTATTAAAATGGAATTAATGGAAATCCTCAGAGGAGAATACATTAACCCTCACGTTTCTATTTGGTATTATCGTTTGGATGATATCGACGAAGTCGCAAATCCCGATATGTGGCCAAAAGCAAACCCAAACATAGGAAAAACAGTTAAGTATGAAACGTATCAGTTAGATGTTGATAGAGCTGAGAAAGCGCCAGCTACTAGAAATGACATACTAGCAAAAAGATTTGGTATACCTATGGAAGGTTATACCTATTTCTTTACTTATGAAGAAACCATACCTCATAGAAGGAAAGATTATTGGGGTATGCCGTGTGCTCTGGGCGCCGATTTATCGCAAGGTGATGACTTCTGTTCATTTACTTTCTTATTCCCGCTTAGAGGAGAAGAATTAGGTATAAAAACAAGAAACTATATAACATCAAATACTTTACATAAATTACCAGGAGCTATGAGGACTAAATACGAGGAGTTTATAAAAGAAGGTAGCTTATTAGTATTAGAAGGAACAGTTCTTGATATGGATGAAGTATATGATGATTTAGATAACCATATAAATAATTGTCAATACGATGTTCGTTGTTTAGGATATGACCCATACAATGCAAAAGAATTTGTAAATAGATGGGAATTAGAAAATGGACCATTTGGTATTGAAAAAGTTATACAAGGAGCCAAAACAGAATCAGTACCATTAGGCGAATTAAAGAATCTTTCAGAAGAAAGACTTCTATTATTTGATGAAGAAGTTATGATGTTCGCTATGGGTAACTGTATAACATTGGAAGATACAAATGGAAATAGAAAACTTCTTAAAAAGAGAAGAGAATTTAAAATAGACCCCGTATCAGCAATGCTTGACTCATACGTTGCTTATAAGCGTAACAAAGAAGCTTTTGATTAAGGGGGTGGAATACGTGAATAACGAATTATACCACTATGGTGTTAGGGGTATGAAATGGGGTGTTAGAAAAAAGAATTATAATTCTAGCACAATGGATCAAGATCGAACTATAAAGAAAGGAACGAAGTTCCAAAATATTTCGAAAAATGAATCTAGGAAATTGAATAATAACCCTGTTTATACTTCGCATAATAAAAGTGATAATAATTTGTATAAAGGTCAGTACGCTGATCAGATTAATATGTATGGTGATAAAGCATACAAAAATACTTTAATGTTAACGAAAGATGTTAAAGTTGCGTCACAAAAACAAGCAGTAAATACTTTTATAGAGATGTATAATAAAGACCCGAAAGGTGTGTCTGAGTCAATAGGTAAAGCCTATGCCGAATTAGCATCTTTTAATAAGATCACCGCTATTAGAAATTTTAAAGCTAAACGTATTGAAAAGAAATACGCTAATAAAGGCGAAGATTGGATGCAAACAAAAGGTTATGACATCTTTAATAAAACGATGATGTCTTCACAAGAAACCAAAGCCCGAATGAAATATTATGACATGCTTGGTAAGAAAGGGTATGACGCAATCATAGACACAAACGACGTTAATAACAGTGGTGCTAAAGATCCTATAATATTCATAAAACCTAATCAAAGCATGAAAAATGTTAAATCTAGAGAATTAGGGATGGATGAAATAGAATTAGCAAGTGCTAGATATAACTATGATGTTGCTCGTAAGAAGAAGGGTATAGTTGATAAGTTAACAACTAATCAATACGGGCAAGCTAAGAAAGAATTACAAAGAGTTGAACAGAAACAGCAGATAAAAGACACATACATTCGAGAATAGGAGGTGACGTTTCAAAATGGGGTTTGGAGATAGACTAAAACATGCATGGAATGCTTTTAGAGAACCTGATAGATTAAGCGGATACTATGACGATGGTATGAGCTATGGCTATAGACCGGATAGAGTTCGTTTCACTAGAGGGAATGAAAGATGTATAGTAACATCTGTCTATAATAGAATAGCGTTAGATGTATGTAGCATAAATGTTATGCATGTTAGACTAGATGAAAACGGTCGTTTCATGGATACTGTTGATTCTGGTTTAAATTACTGTCTTACTCAAGAAGCTAACATTGACCAAACAGGTAAAGCATTCTTACAAGATGTTGTTATGTCAATGCTAGATGAAGGTTGTGTTGCTATCGTTCCTGTCGATACCACACTAAATCCTAAAGTCACAGGATCATATGACATCTTAACTATGAGAACAGCTAAAATACTAGAATGGTATCCTAGCAAAGTTAGAGTTCGTTTATACAATGACCAGACCGGTATACATGAAGAAATTCTATTACCTAAAAAGAGCGTCGCTATAATCGAAAATCCTCTATACGCTGTTATGAATGAACCAAACTCAACTTTACAACGTTTGATTTATAAATTAAACTTGTTAGATGTCATGGATGAAAAAAATAGCTCAGGTAAATTAGATTTGATAATTCAATTACCTTATGTTATTAAATCAGAAGCAAGAAAAAAACAGGCTGAGAATAGACGAAAAGATATGGAACGACAATTAGAAGGTAGTAAGTATGGAATTGCTTATACCGACGGTACCGAAAGGATAACTCAGTTAAATCGTCCGGCAGAAAACAATCTGATGTCACAAGTTGAATACCTAACGAGTATGCTATACAGCCAGTTAGGTTTGACTACCACTATAATGGATGGAACTGCGGATGATAAAACCATGCTTAATTTCTACAATCGTACCGTTGAACCTATATTGTCAGCCATAGTCGATGAGATGAGTAGAAAATTCCTAACCAAGACTGCTCGTTCTCAAAGGCAAATAGTCACTTATTATCGTGATCCATTTGGATTAGTTCCAGTAAATGATATCGCTGAAATAGCTGATAAATTTACAAGAAATGAGATATTAACATCTAATGAAATTCGTCAGATCATAGGTATGAAACCATCTAAAGATCCGGCAGCAGATGAATTACGTAATAAGAACTTATCTCAACCGAAAGAAGAATTAGAAAAAGCTCAAGCCGAACAGGCTGAGGAACAAGTTTTAGAAGAGGAGGCTGAAGTTCAAAATGAAGTATGATTTTAGTGGTTGGGCTACCAAGAATAATCTAAAATGCTCTGATGGTAGAACTATACTTGAAAACGCATTTGCTGATCAAGACGGTAAAAAAGTACCATTAGTATGGAATCATCAACATAATGCTGTAGATAATGTTTTAGGTCATGCTGTATTAGAAAATAGACCTGAAGGTGTATACGCTTATTGTACATTAAATGATACACCAGCTGGAAAAAGTGCTAAATCCCTAATACACAATAAAGACATTTCAGCATTATCTATATATGCAAATCGTTTAAAACAAAACGGTTCAAATGTAACTCATGGGGTTATAAGAGAAGTTAGTTTAGTATTAGCAGGGGCTAATCCCGGAGCGTTTATTGATAATATAATGAGTCATAGTGAAAATGGTGATGATATCGATGAAGCTGTTATTTATACAGGATTAGAATTAGAATTATCTCATTCAGACGAACAAAAGGAGCCACCAACTCCAGAAAAGAAACCTGAAGAAGATAATAAAAAGGAGGAGTCAAAAGTGGACGATAATAAAGGCGAAAAAACTATAGGAGAAATATTTGATACTCTTACAGAAGAACAAAAAACAGTTGTGTATGCCATGATCGGCCAAGCTATGGAAGGTGGAGAAGCCGCTCATAGTGATGAAAATGAAGAAGATGGAGGAGATGAAACTATGAAACACAATGTATTTGAAGGTACAGATAATCAAACTCAAGATAACGTTTTAACACATGCTGAAATGGAGGCTATAATAAGAGATGCTAAAAGATATGGTTCTCTTAAAGAATCTGCTTTACAACATGGTATAGAACAAATAGATTATCTATTCCCAGATCACAAAACAATAAACAATGAACCTGATTTCATAAGTAGACCTATGGATTGGGTGTCAAAAGTAATGGGTATGGTTGGTAAAACTCCATTCTCAAGAGTTAAAACAATCCATGCTGATATAACTGCTGATGAAGCAAGAGCTTTAGGTTACATCAAAGGTAAAAAGAAAAAAGAAGAAGTATTTACTTTACTAAAAAGAACTACTGATCCAACTACAATCTATAAAAAACAAAAACTTGACAGAGATGACGTTATAGATATAACTGATTTCGATATAGTTGCTTTCATGAAGAAAGAAATGAGAGTTATGTTAGATGAGGAAATCGCTAGAGCTATATTAATAGGTGATGGTAGATTAGCTGATTCTGATGACAAGATCAAAGAAGATAAAATAAGACCAGTTCTTACTGATGATGATCTTTACACTATAAAGAAAGAATTAACAGTTGAAAATACTGCAACTGCAGATGAAAAAGCTAAGAACTTTATAAGAGTAGCTATAAAAGCTAGAAAAGATTATAGAGGTTCTGGAGAACCAGCATTATTTACTACTGAAGACATGCTTACTGATTTATTATTATTAGAAGATGTTAACGGTAGAATAATCTATGATTCTGTTACTAAATTAGCCACTGCTTTAAGAGTTAGTCAAATAATAACTGTACCAGTAATGGAAGGTTGTCAAAGAACAGATGCTGCTTCTAAGAAACATGACGTATTAGGTTTAATAGTTAACTTAAAAGACTATAAAGTTGGTGCCGATAAAGGTGGAGCTATAAACTTATTCGATGATTTCGATATAGATTACAATGCTCAAAAATATCTAATAGAAACAAGATGTTCTGGAGCTTTAGTTAAACCTTATTCTGCTATAGTTATAGAATCTAAAGCTATAACAACTCAAACAAATCCAGCTGAAAAGAATTAATAGGTGAGAACAAATGGCAAAATTCTGTGGAAAGATAGGATTTGAAACCACTAAGAAAACTGGGGTGGATGTTTATGAAGAAGAAATAACCGAAGTGAAATACTTTGGTGATGTTATAAAGAATCGTGGTAGGATTACAACTGGTTCTGAAATTAACAGTGATGTAAACATTTCGAATCAAATCAGTATAATAGCAGACCCTTTTGCCAATACCCATTTCCACTCTATTAGATATGTGGAGTGGATGGGTTCAAAATGGAGAGTTACAGATGTGGAGGTTCAATACCCAAGATTAGTATTAAGTATAGGAGGTTTGTACAATGAATAGAAGAGAAGATCTAAGTACAAAACTACATTTAATACTGGGCAATGATAATGTGTATTTTCAACCACCAAAATCTCAAACTATCAAATACCCTTGTTGTATTTACCATTTAGATCGAGGGTCAACTAAACATGCTGATAATTCGAACTATCATTACGTGCAATCGTATGAGGTTAAATTCATATTCAAACAACACAAAGAAGGGTTTATAAAACAAGTTTTAAATAACTTAACTTTATGCTCTTTTGAAACTTCATATATAGCGGATGGTTTATATCACTATGTTTTTAATCTATATTATTAATAAAGGAGGAATACCATATGCCAAAATTAGTATGGGATGAGACTGGTAAACGTTTATACGAAACTGGTGTCTCAAGAGGAGTTTTATATGTTCAAACAGAAGAAGGAACATATGGAAATGGTGTGGCTTGGAATGGTTTAACAGCCGTTAATGAAAGCCCAAGTGGTGCCGAAGCAACGCCATTATATGCAGATGATATCAAATATTTAGAATTAACTTCAACAGAAGAATATGGTGCTTCTATAGAAGCCTACACATATCCAGAAGAATTCGAACAATGTGATGGTTCTGCAGAATTAGGCGAAGGTGTTACTATAGGACAACAACCTAGAAAAGCATTCGGTTTCTGTTATAGAACTTTAATAGGTAATGATGTTAAGAATAACGACTATGGATATAAAATACACATAGTTTATGGTGCTAAAGCAGCTCCATCAGAAAAGGCTTATCAAACTGTAAATGATAGTCCTGAAGCTATCACATTCTCTTGGGAATTAACAACAACTCCAGTGAATGTTGAAGGTCATAAACCAACTGCTTGCGTAACAATAGATAGTACTAAGATTGATCCTGGTAAACTTACTTCAATAGAAGAAGCTTTATATGGTAGTGAGTCTACTGAACCTAAATTATTGTTACCAGACGAAATAGCAGCAATATTATCAGCTAAGTAATATTTATTTAATTCATATATAATTCATATAGGGTACTTTTGGAGATCACGTTCTTTGCGTGGTCTCTTATTTTTAATGTAAAGGAGAGTAATAAAATGTTAAAGAAAACTATAAAATACGTTGATTATAATGGTGTGGAAAGATGTGAGGATTTCTATTTCAATCTATCAAAAGCTGAAGTTACAGAAATGCAAGTATCAGAAGAAGGTGGTTACGATCAAATGCTACAAAGAATCGTAGATGCTAAAGATAACAAAGAAATATTCAAACATTTCAAAGCTATAATATTAAAAGCTTATGGTGAAAAATCACAAGATGGTAGAAGATTTATAAAATCAGAAGAATTATCAGAAGAATTCGCTCAAACAGAAGCGTTTGTTGAGTTGATAATGGAATTAGCGTCTAGCGAAACTGCAGCAGCTGAATTTGTAAATGGTATTATACCAAAACCAGTGCAACAAGTCACATCTCTTAATAAGTAGGTGAAGTAAGTGTTAAAGATTCTAATTCCTGCGTTAGAAATGTACGATGAAGTAAACCAAGAATTCTTCGTTTTGCCAGCAAAGGAATTACAGCTAGAACACTCCCTGGTCTCAATTTCAAAATGGGAAAGTAAATGGCATAAACCGTTCTTACACGATGATGAAAAAACATTGGATGAAATAATAGATTATATTAAATGTATGACCATAACCCAGAATGTGAAAGATGAGATATACACTAGACTTACTAGTGATAATATTAAAGCTATAAACGAATATATAGATGATCCAATGACAGCAACAACTTTCAATGATATGAATAAGAAATCAGGACGTGAAATAATAACGTCTGAAGTAATCTATTATTGGATGATTGCTAATAATATTCCTATGGAATGTCAAAAGTGGCATTTAAATCGTTTATTGACTTTAATAAAAGTTTGTACTATAAAGAACTCACCTGCTAAAAAGATGAGTAGACAAGAAATATTAAATAGAAATCGAGCTCTTAACGCCGCAAGAAAGAAAAAGTTAAATACTACTGGATAGGCGGTGAAATAATGGGTTTTAAAATTACTATACAAGGAGATCACGAGGCAACTAACAGGTTCTTAAAAAAACTCAAAGAATTCCAAATACGTAGAGTATTAGAGAAATATGGACAAAAAGGGGTATCCGCTTTAGCGAGCGCTACCCCGGTAAGAACCGGAACAACTTCCAGATCATGGATGTATAAAATAGAGAGCAATGGAGATTCTCACACAATTTATTGGACCAACACCAATGAGAATAGAGGTGTTAATATTGCGCTTATATTACAATACGGTCATGGTACCGGTAGAGGCGGTTATGTATCGGGTAGGGATTATATAAATCCTGCTATACAACCCGTATTCGACGCAATCGTCGAAGAGGCATGGAAGGAGTTGTCTAAGCTATGAGTACGATTGATAGAAGAATTGTGCAAATGCAATTCGATAATCAGGGCTTTCAAGGAAAAGTCCAACAAACAATAAGTTCTATGAAACAACTCGGTGAATCTTTAAAAATGAAAGGCGCCGAGAATGGACTTAATTCTTTAGATAAAAGTATAAGAGGGCTTGGTAGTGGCGGTCTTAGTGCTTTAGGAGCTGATGTTGATGGAGTTGGTAATAGATTCAACGCGATGTCTATAGTAGCCGCTACCGCTCTTGCTAAAATTTCAAGTGCCGCAATAGATGTCGGAACAAATGTAACAAAAGCTTTAACTATAGATCCGGTATTATCTGGTTTCGAAGAATACGAATTAAAGATGGATTCCATAACAACTATACTTACTAATACCGCGTCTAAAGGTTCAACTTTAGCAGATGTTAATAAAACGCTAAATGAATTAAACGAATACGCGGATCAAACAATATATAATTTTGCTGAGATGACACGTAATATAGGTACGTTCACTGCAGCTGGTGTTGATCTTGATGTCGCTACTGATGCTATAAAAGGTATAGCTAATTTGGCAGCGGCTTCAGGTTCATCATCTCAACAAGCATCTACCGCGATGTATCAATTATCTCAAGCATTAGCAACTGGTAAAGTTAGTTTAATGGACTGGACCTCAGTAGTTAATGCTGGTATGGGTGGTGAGCTATTCCAAAACGCTTTGATTAGAACATCGGAAGTTATGGGTACTCACGCCGAAGACATGATAAAAAAATATGGAAGTTTTAGAGATAGTTTAACAAAAGGAGAATGGTTAACAGGAGATGTATTAACTGAAACCTTGAAACAATTATCTGGAGCATACACAGAAGCAGAATTAATAGAACAAGGATACACAAAACAACAAGCTAAAGACATAGTTGATTTAGCTGAAAGAGCTACACAAGCCGCTACACAAGTAAAAACATTCAGTCAGTTAATAGATACAGCCAAAGAAACTTTAGGTTCTGGTTGGGCTCAATCTTGGGAATACATTTTAGGCGATAGAGATCAAGCTGCTGAATTCTTCACTTCTTTATCCGATGGGTTCTCAAGTATTATAAAGCCATCGGCGAATGCTAGAAATGAAATGCTTAAATTCTGGAATGAGAATGGAGGACGTCAAGATGTAATCGACGGTTTGGCTAATGCATTTCAAGGTTTACAAAAAGGGTTTGGTGCTATAGGATCGGCTTGGAAAGAGGTCTTTCCTCCAATGACAGGTAAACGATTAGTTGAAATCTCAGCCGGATTCAAGAAGCTATCTGAAAACTTCAAAATGAGTGATAGCACTGCAGGTAAGATAAAGAATACTTTTAAAGGCTTATTCTCTGCTTTAAATCTAGGTAAGAATGTTGTCGGTGTGTTCTTCAAAGCTCTTACACCAGTAACTAAAATCTTCACATCACTAGGTACTGTGTTACTGAGTATAACTAGTGGAATAGGGAGATTCATTTCAAGCGTCAATGATGCAGCAAATGCGACTAACTTATTCGGTAAAATTTCAAACGCTATAGATGTAGTATGTAATGCAATTTCTAGCGGTTTTGATTTCGCTGGAAATGCGATATCTACGTTTTTCGATTATGTTTCTAAATTAGATTTTTCAAAAGCGTTTGACTTTTTAGGGGGAATAACCAAAGATTTAGCCGGGGGACTTGGTGATCTATTCTCAGCTATAGCTGGGGTAGTAAGTAAGATAAATTTCAATGCAATATTTGCAGCTATAAATACAATTATAACTGGCGGTGCATTAGCATCATTTAAAACTATAATAACTGCAGTTAAAGATTCTGTCACAGGTGTAAGTGATATAACTGGAAATATAACTGAAGGCGTTACTGGAACTTTAGACGCCCTTAAAGATACTTTATCCGCATATCAAGAAGATCTTAGTGCCGGTACATTGATGAAAATAGCTATAGCCGTAGCGTTATTAGCTGGTTCGTTAGCGTTAATGGGCACATTGGATAACGCTCAACTAGAAAATTCATTAACAGGCCTTACTATGTTATTCTTAGAATTAATGGGAGCAATGGCTGTTCTACTTAAAATAGTCGGAGCTGGTAAATTACCTCTTTTATTAAGTGTAAATGGATTCATGATTTCTTTCGCAGTTGCTTTAAACTTATTAGCAGTTGCAGTTAAGAATTTAAGTTCTTTATCGTGGGAAGAATTATCTAGAGGTTTAACTGGTGTGGCTGTATCTATGGGACTTATGATAGGAGCAACCAAGTTGTTATCAAAAGGTTCTATTCGTTTACCAATGACCGCCGCCGGATTATTAGTCTTAGCCGCTGCTTTAGCCGCACTTGGTGGAGCAGTAAAAATATTTGCTAGTATGGATTGGCAATCAATGGTTCAAGGTTTAGGAGGAGTTGGTCTAGCTTTATTAGAATTAGTCGCTTTCACTAAACTTATGGGTAAAACAAAGATGAGCCCAACTAGCGCAGCCGGAATCTTAGTATTGGCGGTTGCATTGACAGCATTATCAATAGCCGTTAAAGAATTCGGTTCCATGGATATCGGTTCAATGATAAAAGGTTTAGCTGGCATCGCTGGAATGTTAGCTGAGATAGTAGTATTCAATAGATTATTAGGAAGTGCCACAGGATTGTTTACTGCCGCCGCCGGTTTAACGGTCTTTGCTGTAGCTATGACTCTTATGGCAGGAGCAGTTAAACTTATGGGGTCTCAATCTTGGGAATCTTTAGCTACTGGGTTAATTGGTTTAGCTGGAGCTTTAACCATTATAACCGTTGCAGTCAAAATGATCCCGTCAGGAGGTCTTATTACAACCGGTGCTGGTTTGATAGTTATTGCCACTGCTTTAAACATACTTGCAGGAGCTATGAGATCCATGGGTTCTATGAACTGGGAACAATTAGGCGTTAGTTTAGCAGCCTTAGCCGGTTCATTAACTATATTAGCCGTAGCTTTACGTCTAATGACAGGAGCGATAACAGGAGCAATAGCAATAACAGCAGTTGCAGGAGCTTTAGCATTATTGGTTCCTCAATTAATATTACTAGCTCAATGTGATGTTAAAGGTTTAGCGGTTGCGTTAGGTTTCTTAGCAGGTACTTTCGTAATATTTGGTGTAGCGGCATTAGCTCTATCGCCATTAATACCAGTTATGATATCATTAGCTGGAGCGTTCGCATTACTTAGCGTTTCTTGTTTAGCATTAGCAGCAAGCGTTGCTTTACTTGGTACTGGTTTAACAATGATTGCCGCAGCAGGTTCAGCCGCTGGGTTTGCTTTGGTTGAAATCGTAAGACAAATTGCATATCTATTACCAACATTAGGTACTAAGATTGGAGAATTCTTAGTTAATCTTGGTGAAGCAATAGGTAATGGATTTACAAAAATAATCGAGGGTGTTGGAAAAGTAATTCAAGCTATTCTTGATTTCTTAGTACAAAACATTCCTCTTATTATAGAAAAAGTTGCTACTTTAGTAACTGAAATATTAAATACGTTGGCTCAAGCTCTACCTCAATTGGTTGACGCTGGGTGTAAATGTATAATGGCGTTACTAGAAGGTTTAGAAAAGAATATTGAACAGTTAGCACAAGTTGCTGTAAATATAGTTATTAAATTGGTAAATGTTATAGCATCTAGAGCTGGCGATCTAGTACAAGCTGGTATAGATTTAGCGGTTGCATTAATCAATGGATTAGCTGATGGTTTACGTAATAATGATGATAAAATATTCGACGCTTTGAGTAATTTAATAGATGCTATAGGAGACTTCTTAGTTGGAGCAGTAACTAGATTGGGAGGAGCATTCTTACAATTTGGTGGAGACATCATAACTGGTTTATTACAAGGTTTAGGAGATGCTATAAATGGTGTTGGTGATTGGTTTAGGGATTTAGCGCAAAGAATTATAGACTGGTTCTGTGCCCCATTAGGTATACACTCACCATCAACAGTATTCTTCCAATTTGGTATTGATATAATTCAAGGTTTAGTGAACGGATTAGGTTCTATGTTAACTGCACCTATAAAATATATATCAGAAATAGGGCAAAAGATAAAAGCAAAAGCTAAAGAATGGTTTAATAGTAGTAAATTAGTATCATTTGGTAAAGATCTTGTTAAAGGTTTAGGCAATGGTATAAAATCATTTATGAACGATCCGATAAAGGCGTTACAAAACATTGGGTCTAAGATAAAATCAAATGCTCAAAAACTATTTAATCTTAATACTTTAAGAACGTTTGGTAAAAACCTTATTCAAGGATTGGGTAACGCTATAAAAGGCGCGTTTAGTTTCGTATCTAGCGGTCTTAGTAGCATAGGTTCAAGACTTAAGGGTACTGCTCAAAAATTATTTAATCTTAATACTTTAAGAACGTTTGGTAGAAATCTTATCAGCGGTTTAGGTAATGGTATAAAAGGTGCTTTTAGTGCCGTTTCATCAGCTATAAGCAGTATAGGATCAAGAATAAAAAGTACAGCGTCTAGATACATGAACGCTAGAACGTTGGTGAGTATAGGAGGTTCGTTAATATCAGGTTTAGCATCTGGTATACGTAATAAACTTTCAAGTGTGTTATCAGCAGTCCAAAACGTAGCTGGTAAAGTTGTAAATGCCGCTAAGAAAGCATTTAAAGTCAATTCACCTTCCAAACGTTTCATCCCTATAGGTGGAAGTTTGATGGAAGGCTTGGCTAAAGGTGTACGTAAGAATACTAGATTAGCTACAAACAGTGTTAAAACTGTTGCTGATCAAACTGTTGCTACAATGAAAGCTACACTATCAAATGCATCTAAAAAGATAACAACTTTATTAAACACTGATGCTCAACCAGTAATAACTCCAGTTCTTGACTTGAGTGAAATTAAGAAAAGTAGTAAAAACATCAACGGAATATTTGATAGACAATCTATTTCATTTGATACTAGTGGTCGTTTATCTGGGTCTATATCAAATCTTCAAAATGGAGTTAGAATTACTAATTCCGATGTAGTTGCAGCTATAAAAGATTTAGGTAAATCGTTAATGGATACTCCGAAGGGTGATTCTTATGTTATAGATGGTATAACTTATGATGATGGAAGTAATATAGCGTCCGCTATAAAAGAAATAATAAAAACTACTAAAAGAGAAAGGAGGGTATAAAAATGGCCACTAAAACTTATACAGTTAAGAAAGGTGATACGTTATCGAAAATAGCAAAAGAAACTGGTATGACTGTGTTAATGATAAAAACATTAAATAAAATGTATTCGGATAAATTATTTGTTGGTCAGGTATTAAAATTAGCTGGCGTGACTAGTGACGAAACAAAGAAAAGTTCAAAAAATGTAAAAAGTACAGTCCGTCCAACTATTATGGAATGGGGTTTACAATCTGATACTGATAACACAATATTTGCAACTTGGGATTGGGATCGAGATCACGTAGACCACTATGAATGCCAATGGTATTATGATACTGGAGATGACGTATGGTTTAAAGGTAATTTCTCAGATGAGACTATAAAACAATCTCTATATAATATACCTTCAAATGCTAAAAAAGTTCGTTTTAGAGTCAAACCAATTTCTAAAACATATGAGAAAAAGAGTACAACATATGTAAAAAATAATAAAGGTAAGAAAACGAAAAAGACAACAACAAAAACTGTAAATTATTGGACTGGCGAATGGTCTAACTATAAGTATTATTATATTAAAGAAGACCCTCCTGAAAAACCAGCAACACCATCTGTCGAAGTTGAAAATTATAAACTAACATTCAGATTAGATAATATTGCCGATGGCGTGGAACAAATACAATTCCAGGTTGTTAAAGATGATGAATCAACATTCTCCACTTGGAGAGTAACTGTTAAAAAAAATAGCGCTAGTCATAGTATAAGTATATCGCCAGGGCACAAGTATAAAGTAAAAGCGAGAGCATATAAAGATGGTTTTAAATCTGAATGGTCTGACTACTCAAGCGCTGTATACACAAAACCAGATAATGTCGAAAGTATATTGTCAATAAAAGCAACTTCTAGTACTTCTGTTCTTTTGGTTTGGACTACAGAAAGGACTTCTGATTCGTATGATATTCGTTACGCGACCAAGAAGGAATATTTACAATATATAGAATCGTCTGAAATAAAAACTATAACCGGTATAAACAAAGTTCAGTATGAAATAACTGGTTTGGAATCAGGAAAAGAATATTTCTTCCAAGTTAGAGCGACTAATGATAAGGGTAGTTCTGAATGGACTAGAATAAGTTCTATAGTCATAGGTAAAGCGCCATCAGCACCTAGCACATGGTCGTCTACATCAGTAGCAGTTGTTGGAGAAGTATTAGTTCTCCATTGGGTTCATAACACTCAAGATAATTCGGATTTGAAGAAGTCAATGTTGGAAATAACATATAACGAATCTACAACATCTAAAGAAATAATACACACTCCTCAAACTACAGACGGTGAAGCAGATTTAGAAGAACAATATTCTATAGATACAAGTGCTTATACTGCAGGGGTTAAAATTTCTTGGCGTGTTAAGACAGCTGGTATAACTGGTGAATACGGTGAATGGTCCGCAGAACGTTCTATAGACATCTATGCGAAACCAACATTAGCATTAACATTGACAAATGCTAATGGTGATGTTATAGACACTGTTAGTGGTTTTCCATTCTACGTAAAGGCTTTAGCTGGCCCCAACACTCAAACGCCTCTTGGGTATTACGTCACTGTCACTTCCGACTATACGTATGAAACAATAGACCCACTTGGTAACTTCAAAATGGTAGGCGAAGATGAGGAAATTTTCTCTAAATACTATAATACTTCTGATCCGTTATTGGTTGAATTATCTGCTAATAATATTGATTTGGAAGGTGACATATCTTATAAGGTAAATGTAATAGTTGCTATGGATTCAGGATTGACTGGTGAAGCATCTGCTCAGTTTGATGTTGTATGGGATGATTCTTTAGTTTATCCTAGTGCCGAAATAATGGTCGATGATGACGCTTTAGTAGCTTATATACGACCATATTGCGAAGTAAAAACAGTCGAATACTATGAAGTAACGAGAGGTAATAATTTCATATTCACAAAAACTAATAATAGAATAGACCCCGTGTATGGTGTGTCCGTTGATGAAGTTTTGACCGACACAGGAGATATAGTATATAAAACCGACGATAATCAATTCTTTGCAATTAGTATTTCTGATATTGGTGAGCTAATGCAAGGTGTAACACTATCGGTGTATAGAAGAGATTACGATGGTCGATATACTTTAATAGCGGAAGATATAGATAACACTAAAGGAATTTATGTGATTGATCCACATCCAGCATTAGATGTTGCTAGATATAGAATAATTGCTAAATTAACTTCGAATGGTTCTATAGGTTTTGCAGATCAAGAGGAGATAGTAGGAGAATCTTCAATAGTACTTCAATGGGGTGAAAAATGGACGTCATTGAGGGCTGATGTGGATGAAGATATTAATATTCCTTGGTCGGGAAATTTCCTTAAATTACCGTACAATGTAGACACATCAGAAGAAACTTCGATAGATGTATCATTAGTTGAATATATAGGTAGACAAGAACCGGTTAGTTATTATGGAACTCAATTAGGTATCGGAGGAACTTGGAATACTGATATTCCTAAAGATGATACTGACACTTTGGATTTATTACGTAAGTTAGCCATATATACTGGTGATGTGTATGTCAGAGAACCGTCAGGGGTTGGTTACTGGGCAAATATTAACGTTTCTTTCAGTAGAAAACATAAAGAAATGATAATACCAGTAACTTTAACATTAAAAAGAGTGAATGGAGGTGTATGATTTGGATTGGAATAGTACGATGATACAAACGTTTGAGTATTATAAAGTTGATCCGATAACGTGGAAAGATGTTGAAAAGATCGACGAAGTAATTAGTAGCACTATAACTAGAGATTCAACTGCTGAGACTCTTGGTTCTGCTACTTTTGAGATAGCTACTCCAGTTGGAGAATGTTATATTAGAATCTATCTAATAACAATTCAAAATGGAGTAAGAAATCGTTATCCTCTTGGAACTTTCCTAGTTCAAACACCATCTTCAAACTTTGATGGTAAAATTTCGAAAGTATCTCTTGATGCATACACTGCTTTGTTAGAGCTAAAAGAAAATCCACCTCCATTAGGATATTATGTAGCGCAAAATTCCAATGTTATGGAAGAAGCGTGTAAACTTATATCTATTTATTGTAGGGCCCCGGTCACTAAGACTAGGGACCCACAAAATTTGTATTTCGATTTTGTAGCTAATACAGATGATACATGGCTTAGTTTTATAAGCGATTTAATATCAAATGCCGAATACAAATTAGCGCTTGATGACAATGGATCGATAATATTCTTACCGGATCAAGACATTACAACTATGCAACCTATATGGTCATATAACGATGATAATTCATCAATACTTTATCCAGAAATACAAGTTGATAGAGATCTATACGGTATACCTAATGTTGTTGAAGTCATTTGTGCTAATGGTACAGAATATTTTTATAGTAGGGTTGTTAATGATAATGAAAATTCACCAACTTCAACCGTTAATAGAGGTAGAGAGATAACACATAGAGTTGAAAATCCAGAGATGGTTGGTTCACCAAATCAAGAAAGAATTGATGAGTATGCTAGGAAATTACTAAGAAACTTATCATCTCTGGAATATACGATTTCTTATACACATGGTTATTGTCCAGTTCGTTTAGGAGATTGTGTTGAAATAAATTATAAGCGTGCGGGGTTAAAACGAATAAAAGCAAAAGTAATAAGTCAATCTATAAAATGTGAGCCGGGTTGTCCTGTTACTGAAAAAGCCGTTTTCACCGACACATTATGGGAGGGATGATAGATGTATACAGCAGAGTTATTATCAGAGTTAGTTAAAGCTACCACTGAAGAGCATCCCAAACGAAAAAAGAAAGACACTAATTTATATGGAACTGTCGTTATATATGACGGTAAAACATATGTGAAGATAGATGGTTCTGATATGTTAACACCAGTATTTACAACTTCTGAAATGAATGCTGGAGATAGAGTAGTATTAAAAATCACTGACCATAATGCTACAGTAACTGGGAATATTACAAATCCATCTACCAGTGGTAAGGGAATAGATGATAGGATACTTCAAGTAGAAAGCGATTTTGAACAGAAGCTTGACGGATTCAAAATGGAGGTAACTGGTTCATTTGTATCAAATGATGATCTAAACACGGTAAAACAAGAACTATCCGATCTTGCTGATTCCAAAATTTCTGAAGCGAATCAAGCATTACGAAGCGATTTCACAAATTTAGAGAATAGAATACAAACAAGTCAATCTGCATTCGAACAAGATTTCAATTCTTTTAAAACCACAGTAGCTGGAACATATCTAACTAAACAAGAATTTGAAGATTCGGATGTTGGAAATCTAGCATCAAGTGTTACTCGTCTAGAACAAGACCTTACAAGTTTTAAAACTACAGTATCTGGAACTTATGTTACTAATGAAACTTATAACGCTGATAATAAAACATTTAGGGATCAAATAACCGATATAAGTGACAATATAATTGCGTTCGATAAATCGATAACCGATTTATATGGAAGAACAACAGACTTAGATACCGATATAACCGGTTTGAACAATACTGTCGGAAATATACAAACTACGATAAGTGGACACACAACATCTATAGGTTCGCTACAACAATCAGTTACACAATTCGAACAAGACTTAACAGGTTTTAAAACCACAGTAGCTGGAACATATCTAACTAAACAAGAATTTGAAGATTCGGATGTTGGATCTTTATCTGCCAGTATATCAAGCTTAGAGCAAGATTTAACAGGTTTTAAAACAACAGTAGCTGGAACTTATGTAACGTCTGAGACACATCAAGCTGATATAAATAATTTAAATACGGATATAACGGAACTCAACACAAATTTTACTAATGCTAAAAAAGATATAGACGCTAACAAAACTAATATTGGGACATTACAAACATCATTCAGTACGCTAGAACAAGATTTAACAGGTTTTAGAAGTACAGTAGCGTCTACCTATGTAACAAAAGATACTTATAATGATACAAATGATACTCTAACATCTGCAATAAGTGGAAACGCAAGCGATATATCTAGTCTTACGACTAGAGTTAGTCAAGTAGAACAAACCGCAGATAAGATTAGTTTTATAGTTGCGTCTGGAGATTCTGCATCGAGTATGGTATTAACTGATGAATTTTATTCGCTGGTTTCAGACAACATAACATTAACAGCCGATAAAATTACGGTTGAAGGTTTGACCAGTGTAAACGAAAATTTCAAAATACTATTAGATGGTACTTGCGAAGTTACAGATTTGGTTGTAACTAATAGTATTTCGGTTAATAATGTATCGGCTGAAGATTTCAATATCCCTTATTTAACAAGATCATTAAATCGTGACTTAACAGTCTATGTTAATTCTACAAAAACTTATGACAATCCAGATTATAATTTGGAAAATGAGAATACGTTCACGTCATTTGCTGATTTTATAGCTATATGTCCTAGAAATTTAAATGGATATAAAGTTACAATAGGAATGCAAACAGATATAACTGAGAATGTTGCTTTGGGTTCTTTGGTTAATGGCGAAATAGTTATCAATATGAAAGGTCACTCGTTAAAAGGTTATATTTCTGGTAATAAAAGGAATACAAGATATTTAGTTTATGGTAATGATGAAGATAATACTGGCGGTACTATAAGAGGTAAAATTATACCAGGTGCGGTTGGTATTGAATATTCTGGTTATAGATTTTGTGTAGCTTGTTTAAAGGGATGGTTGGGTTTATATGATGTTGATTTATATGCTGGGACTGCGACTGATATGGACACTAAAGGATGTGTTATCGCTTTAGGCGGTAATGGGTATATTTCTAATATAAGAGCTGTTAATAACCCTAATAGTTTAGTACGTATTCAAGCGTCTTCGCATGTATTTGTTAGTAGTACGTCTGGTAATACAACATCTACAACATTCCAAAGTACTTCTGGTTCCATAATGCAAATTGCTCCTGGAACTCATGCTGGACGTAGCGGAGGGACAGCTCAAAAATATACTACATCTGGTGGATTGATATTTGATGATAACGTTACTTACAGCGGAACTGCTATAACTGATAGTGATAGCTCAAACGATAATACTGATACTGGTGAAGATGAAGCCAAAACTATATATTCGGATTATGGGGATAGCTATAGAACAACCAAATATCTTAATTGGAAGAAAGATAATACAGTAAGACAAGGTCAATACGGTTATGGTATGAATAAGAGTTGTTGGTTCTTTGGTAATGATATTTACAATATATTAAAGAGCGCTAAATCTATAAAATCAATAAAAATAAAAATAACTCGCCAGGCTGGAGGTATATCTGCGGCGGTTACTCATTATTTAAGGGCACATACTTACAAGTCAAGACCTAGTGGAGAACCAACATTACTAGGAACAAGCATATTGAGTAAGAAGTTCTCGTTAACGATTGGTTCAAGTACTACAATCACTTTAACATCATCTGAGATAGCAGCTTTGAAATCCAATGGAGCTAAAGGGTTTGGATTGTATACTTCAAGCACTAGTACAAGTAACTATTCTGTTTGTAGTGGTAAATGTGTAGTTACAATAAAATATAAAAAATAAAAGGAGAGTAAATAATGGAACTAGATGTAAACATAATTTTAAACGAATATAAGAAAGAGTTATATAGACTTCAAAATGAGAATATTTCTTTAAGAAGTCAAGTAATACAAGTAAGCAGGGATTTAGAAGATGCTCGTAAAGAAGTCGAAAGACTTGAATCTTCATTAGAACCCGTTCAAATCAAAGAGGTGGTAAATAATGATTTACACAGCGTGCAAGGTGACGGTGAAAAATAGCACAGCTATATCTGATCACGTCATAATTGTCTATAGTGGAGATAAAAATATTGAAGTACAATTCGAAATCCTTGAATCCGCATATAGACAATATAAATTAGAAGGTGGAAACACTATAGAAAATCTAGGTGCTAGTCATGGTCAGCTAGTAGTCTTAAAACCTGATGGTAATGTTATATTTTCGAAAGTAGCCCCTACCAAAGATGGTAAAATCGTATTTACAATACCAGAAGAAATGACCGATGAAGAAAATGAAATCGGTAATTACACTTACCAAATCAGATTATTTGATGAAAGTCAAGATAGTAGAGTGACATTACCGCCTATAGAAAATGGGATGATGGTTTGTCGACCTATATCTAATGAGGCGAAGGAGGTGTTATAATTTATGATTTATACAAATGTAGATATGACTATAGCTAACGATAAGTCGACTGTCAATAGTAAGGTCGTGTTATACAGAGGCGATAAAAACGTTGAAATACGACTTTATATGAAAGGTAATCGTTTTGTTGTGCAACAAAATATGTACGCGCAACTTATAATAGTTAGACCTTCTGCACCATCTGTATTCTCACAAATAGCAAAGATTGAAAACGACACCGTGATATTAACAGTCACTGGTGATATGATAGACGAGTTCAAAGAAACAGGAGAATATAGTTTCCAAATACGTTTGTATGATGATAATCAAGTAGCCAGAGTAACTCTACCTCCAGTTCAAAATGGAATAGTAATAAAGAATCCCATTGCTGTGGAGAATGAGTCAATTGTTGAACTGGCGTTAGTTGAGTCAGCTATAGTCTTTGCTGATTTGTCAGAAGAAGTAGTTGATATATTTGATGAAAAAAATGTTTATCAAATGACTGATTGGCAACCAGGAGATGTTATAACAGCAGCTAGACTTAATAAAATAGAAGAAGGTTTATACTATGTTTCTAAAAACGGGGGTGGTGGCGGTGGTGCCACTGCTCCTTATATTTCTACAACACTACCTGAAACGGTATTAGTAAACACTGATGATGATTTAACGTTAGATATAGATTTCAACTCACCTAACCCTGGTAAAGGTACATTAAGAGTATTTGTTAATAATGTTGATGTCATTAATACCAAAGTAATGATGGGTGAATCAAAAACTGTTATTCCTCACAGCGCATTTATAAGAGGTTCCAATCAAGTTACAGTTTATATAATAGATAGAGTTGGGGTCATTTCAAACACTTTAACTTTCTATGTAAGATATGGTGGATTGGAATTAACAACGGATTTCGATTATGAGACCGCTTATGATGTAGGAGCTAATGTTCGTTTCTATTTTATACCAACAGCATTAGATACATCCAAACCTTTAACTATGTATATGGAAATAGACGGAGCAATCCAAGAAGGAGTTTCTTGTACGAGTGATACGAGAGGATTCTTCACATTCCCAAATACATTAACAGCTGGTAGATATTCTTGCAAAGTTTGGATATCAGATGGTGAATCTACATCTACACCATTAGAATTTACTTATGTTTTATTAGACGATACAGCATTAGTAATTTCTTCATATGATAAAACGCTTACTGCGGAAGAGGGAGCTCAACTTTCATTTGCATATAAAGTTTATAAAAAGAACACTGTGTTGTTTAATACTGAGATATATGTTAACGATGGTTTGTATGCAACGGGCTCTTGTGGTCTTGAGAAAAGTTATTTTGTTACTGACCAATTACCAGAGGGAACTCATACAGTCAAAATAGTGGCTAAAACTCCGGATGGAACATCCAGCGATGATGTCTCTTGGACTGTAACTATAACTCCATCAACTTATCAAATGCTAGAACCAATAAAAACTGGTTCACTATTCATCGCATCTGCTAAAAATAAATCTAATACAGATGCGGATAAAGATTCTTGGATTGGTATCAATCAAGATGACGAACAGATACCATGTGTAATGAATAACTTTGCTTACAACAATGAAAATGGTTGGGGTAATAATGAACTTATTATATCTGGTCAATCGCATGTTATTGTTCCTATTTCGCCACTTTCAAATAACGCCAAATATGGATTCACTTTGGACATTGAATTTTCCACAAAACATATAGGCGTAGAGAACGCAGAAGTATTATCTTTATGGGATGATACTAAAAACTGTGGAATCAAAATAACTACTGATGAAGTAATCATGAGATCTGCAGCAGGTAATGAGTTACGTCTATTCTTTTCTGAAGATGAAACAATATCTGCAATGTTCGAAATAGATAGAAACGAAAAGACTGCTAAGATATTCTTGAATGGTGTTATGTGTAAATGTATGCCGTTGAATGATTATGTTGCTAGTGGGGTTTCATATCTTGAAGACTTCTCTACTGATAGTTTTGTATATTTAGGTGGTCAAGATACGAACGGCTGGTGTAAGATAAAGAATCTTAGAATTTATGAAGTGTGTTTAAGTACTGCAGAATCTTTAAATAACTTTATATGTAATATAACTGATAAACAAGCTCAGAGAGACAAAGTTAAATTTCAAAACGGTGAGCATTTACCAACTTTAACGATCTATGGCGACTTCTCAGGTTTGGGTAAAGACGATAAAAAACCTTGTGATGCTGTCTTTACTTCAACTGATGTTACTAAGTATGGAGAGAGTTGGAAACTTGATGGAATGTATTCTATGCTACAATATCAAGGAACGTCATCAATGCAATATCCGATCAAGAATTACAGACTTAATCCTAGAGACGTGAACGGTAAAGTTAAACTCGATCCTTTTAATCATGGTATAGGAGAGACAAGATTCACACTCAAGGCGGACTTTGCATCATCTGGTCACTGGCAAAATACAGGATTAGCTAAATGGATTAATGATCATTTATATAACTATAATGTAAATGACGAGAAATCAATGAATCCTAAGAAATGGTTCGATCTTCAAAATGGAGGTAAATTAACTGACACCAGAGAGACTATAGACGGTTATATATGTAGATTAATATTAGTTAATAATGGTGAAACACCTTTAATGGAAGGACAAGAAGAACCTGAGCCTGGTAACACAAAGGATATGGGTGTATTTAACTTTAATAACGATAAATCTAACACTAAGACTTTTGGGTTTGATTCTGATAATTTCCCATTCTGTGCATCATTCGAAGTTGCATCGAACTCGGATACAAGTGCAGGGGCGTTTATGTCATTTGACCCTACAAAACACGGTACGGTTAAAAATTATATACAAATAAATAGTGGCGCTTATAATTCGGCAGATATACCAGATGTATTAGTATCAGGTGAAAAAATAACTGTATTTTCTTCTGTACCTATGGTTATACGTATTAAACCTAGCGATGCAGAATCAGGCGATCCGAACCTATATTCAAAAACGGTTAACGGCACACATGAGATACCTGCTGATGTAACTGCTGGTTATGCGCAAGTATCGTTTAATATTGAATTTTCAGATCAACGTTGGCCCGAATTCATAACAATAAATGGCGTATCATATTATATAGAAATAGTAGATCATTCTCCTGTTGCAGAAATTGTAAAAAAAACAGTAGCTGATGATGCGGCAGAATTAGCTTATTATAAAGAATCGTTTGAATTAAGATATCCAGATGAAGATGACGTCGGCCCTGAATTTGGATTCTTAGGTATGAATGGTGACGATAACAAAGGTGTAAGAAGATGGATTAACTTCACTGATAATTCTACGGATGAAGAATTCGTAGCTAATTTTGAACAATATTTCAATAAACAGTATACGTTACGTTATTATATTTTAGTAATGGTATTAGGAATGGTCGACAACTTAGGTAAGAATATGATGCTTGACACTTGGGACGGAGAAATAGCGTATCCTCGTTTCTATGACATGGATACAATATGTTCATTCGATAACTCTGGAGTTATCAAGTTTGATACTGATATCGAAATGGAACAAGGATATTGGAATACTTCTAGTTCAAGATTATGGACTCGTATAAGAGACTTATTCCATGACGAATTAATAGCACTTTACAATGACATGCGTAAAAACGGTTTAAGTTATGAATCTTTAATGTCATATTTTTACGATGAACAAATTGCAATGATACCTGAGAAATACTACAACATGGATTACGATGTTAAATATGGTCCATACGCAGATGAATACGCAAATAAAGCAAACGGTTCTTCTTATGAACATTTGAAAAGATGGTTAAAGAGAAGAATAATGTTTACAGATACTTTATTTGATTATGCTCCTGCGTATACAAATGACGCATTAACAATCAGAGCAAATACAACTGAACTAATGACACTTGAAATAGAAACTTATGTTCCCGTTTATCAACATTTATCTTGGTATAACAATCAAATGGACAAAAAGAAAATAAATGGTAAAGATCCTGTTACATTCACCGGTAAAGCTCAAGCGGAAACAGATCAGGAAGTATTCATATATGGCGGAAGTAATATTAAACGTATAAAAGGTCTGAGTACACTAAATCCAGACTCAATGCTTATAGGTAATGCTGATCGTTTAATGGAACTTGAATGTAAGAACGCCACTATATTATCAGATATAAACTCAAATAAAGCAAACTTATCCGCAAATAGATATTTGACAAAAGTTGACTTAAGTGGGTGTACCGCATTAGGCGGAACTTTAAGACTTAATAATTCACCACTAATACAAGAGATCAATATACAAGATACGGCTATTGATAATTTATTGTTATCTACTTCATTACGTAATCTTAAGACTCTTAAATTACCAGAAGCAATAACGGAACTTGTATTTGAAAACCTTAGTGTTTTAGAAACATTAGATATTCAAGGTAATCCTGAAATGACTAGGGTTTCTTTAACTAACTGTCCAAATGTAGACTTCACTATATTTACAGCATTGAAAAAAATAAACAATTTATATTTGAATAATTCATTAGTTGACGTTGACGTCTTAACTTTAAACAATGTTCCTAATATTGAATTAGCCAACATGCCTAGATTATGTTCTTTAAATTTATCACCTAACGATGAATACGAAGATATAACTATCGCTGAGATGCAGACAAAACCAAACGTAACTGTTAAATCATCAAGTTGCCCTAACTTCCAAAAAATACAAGTTACAGCCCCTCAAAGAGTATCATATATGCCGGATGATGACGGTTTAATACAACCTTATAAAGTATTTGCAGCTAACACATTTGATATTTCTCAGACTGGTATTAGAGAATTAGATCTTTTATGCACTAGTGATATTTATAATCTTAAAGTTCCTACTACGTTAGAATGTTTTATATGTGACTCTGCCTATGACTTAAAACAAAGTGTTATTACTGACGGCGCATTTAATACAATACACAATGATTTGATTAAACCTTATACTGAGGAGTTTAATGAAGAAGTTTATAATGGATTAATCGAAAAAGAAGAAAGTGGACAAGTAAACACCGATTATACTGGTATTTGGACTGGGCGTTCGTTAGTTAATAGCGGAAACTTACAAGAGGGTCGAGACGAATGGCTCAAAAATTATAGATCTACTGATTTTATAAAAGTTATTCCTGAAACCGATATTAGTTTATATGCCTGTAATCCTACGATTATATTATATAACTACAAAAAAGAATATATTTCTTATTTGTCTTATACTAATAACAGAAACCTTATAGAATATGGAACTGTTTCTGGAACTTTATCAGAAAATTGCAAATATATCAAATTCAGTATAAATGCTATTAATGACCATTTAAATTATAAATACAAATATAAAACCCCATACACTCCAAACATAGTACCAACAGCAGCAAATGGTTCTATCGTATGTAATATGTGGAGTGACAATACAAATCAACCAACATCTACAAGCCCATATATTTGGGACCTAAAAGGTTTAGTTCTTGATGATTTCTTTACTTATGGGGTTAATAATAAGGTTGATGTTGCCGACGATAATTCCATAACAATGCCTAAACGTATCTCAGACTATAAGGTACGTATGATAAATGCTAATATCAAACCGGACAGATATCCGACAATGTTCTACCCTAAATTCATAGATACAGTTCTACCAATCACAGGTAAAGTAGATTATACAGAATATACAGGCGAATCTTTAGCGTGGGCGTTTGCTTATACTACTGATGATGTAACTAGATTGCCTCTGGATAGTAGAAAACAAAAATTCATAACTAACGATTACAACAAACTATACGGAACTGATTATGTTGATGTTACTGATGTATGGGCTTATAAAAATGATGATTTCTCAAATAGAACTGAGAATCCTAACATCGTTAAAGCATATATCGAGTTAACATCTTCTAATTACCAAACTCGTATCGACGACGTATTACAATGGTATCCTAATTGTACTGAATTGTATTTATTTGAAGATGGTAGTGTGACAAGTTTAGCTGACTTATTATTTGCGGGAAACAAAGTTAGTAATAAAAAAGTAATAAAAGTTGTTTTTATGGAAGATAATTTCAATAATGTTGGAAATATGCAGACTGCTTTTAGAGAATGTTCTAAATTACAAATGGTTGAGAACTTACCTAAATCTGCAAATAATTTAATAGGAACATTTGATGGATGCGGTTCATTAAATCAACAATTTGATTTTAGCAATTTACAGTTAATTAATGATGGATTAATTTCAACTTGGAAAAATTGTTCTTCATTAACATACACTCCAATATTACCAACTAATTACACAGGTAGTTTAGCAAGTGCTTTTCAAGGCACTAAAATAACAACAGCACCAGTATTGCCAGATGGAGTTACGAGTTTAGTAAGTGCATTTAGAGAATGTAAAGAATTAACAACAGTAAGTAATATACCATCAAACTGTGTTGATTATAACAATGCATTTAGAGGTTGTACTAAACTAACATCTGTCCCAGAAACAGGTTGGAAAGGTAATATGTTATGGACATTTTCTTACACTCTTATAAATCAAAAAATAGTTATTAATTCAGCAAGTGATTTGTCTAGTACATTTGCATATTGTGGTTCATTAAATATAACTCCTACATTACCAAAAGAAATGAAGGGTTCAATGTCAAATTGTTTTAAAAGTTGTCCAAATTTAGTAACTCCACCTCAAACGCCAGAAGGGGTTACCGATATGAATTGTGCTTATCAATATTGTAGTAATTTGGAACAAGCACCTTATATACCAGATTCAGTAATCAATATATCGTATATGATATGTGGTTGTAGCAAGATAACAGAAATTACAATACCTTTAGATTCTATACTGTTTAATAGAGTTGAAAATGCTTTTCAAACTTGTACCGCATTAACAAGAGTTTATTGGAGAGGTATAAGAACTACAGATTGGAATTTATTAGGGTTTGGTAAATCAACTTATGAACAAGAAGATTTAAAAGACTTAGTTAATAACCATTTAGAAGATTTATACAAAGATAAAATTAAAATAAGTTACGGAAGTAAAATAACAATAAATGATACAGAAACAACAATATCTTAGGGAGAGAAATCTCCCTGAAAGGAGTTGATAAAATGAGTGATAATTTATATCTGTTTGCTAATAATAATGGAGGACAAGCAGAAGGAAATGGAAGTTATCGACTTTATGATATGAAAATAGAAGGTGATTCAGAAGGTGTTGAAAGTGGAGTTAATTATGTGGATTATCTAATTGGTGATGGAGCTAACTACTTCGATACAGGAATAATAGCAAGAAGTGACTATAAATATGAGTTAATATTTAGTGATAATACTGTAAACGCTTGGGAAAGATATTTTTGTGGAGAAAATTTTTATATAGAAAGAAGGACTAACAATGATTATATTAATATTAGATATTTTGATAAGCTATATGAAAGAGTTATAAATTATCCACCTACAAACGATAAATTAAAAATTTATATAGATGCTAATAAAATATATTTTAATGATGAATTAGTATATGAAATGGAAGTTAAAGACATAATTAAAACAGATAGTACAAATCTAAAATTATTAAATAATTTTTCAAGTAATTATACAGATATGAAATGCTATTCTTTTAAAGTATTAGATGCTCAAAATACTCTATTAATCCATTTAAGACCTTGCTTAGACCCTAGTGGAGTTCCATGTATGTATGATGAAGTATCTAAAAAATATTTCTATAATAAAGGCACAGGAACATTCAAATATAAGAAAACATTAAGAGATTTTCAACCAGTACTAGATAGTAATAATGTACCATGTCTATTAGATAAGATAAATAATAAATTTTATTATAATAAGAGTGGAGAAGTTTTTAAGACTAAAGAAAAACCTAAATATAAGAAGTTGAAATATTTAAAAGGAGATGGAGCAAGTTTAATAGATTTAGGAATTACAACAGGAAGTTTAACTGGATATGATTTAGAAATAAAAGTAGATGAAGGGACTAAACATAATCATGTTATATTTGGAACTTGTGGGAAAAATGATATTTCAAATTCAATAATGCAGTTTGGGTATATTTATCGTCAAGAAAATTTTAGAAATTATGCAAGTTGTGAAAGCTCTAGTAGGAGTGGAAATATTGTAAAGATGATGAATTTTAAAGAAAACACTAATACTAAAAATTCAAATGTCTTTTTATTTGGGTATTCAACTTATATAGGAGATAGTAGTATCTATTATGTAAAATTATTCGATACAAGTGATACTCTTACATTAGACCTAATTCCAGTATTAGACCAAAATAATATACCTTGTATGTATGATAAAGTATCAGACCAATTCTTTTATAATCAAGGAACAGGAACTTTTGGATATGAGATAGAAGAATTAGATGCTCCAGAAATAGATTATGTAGAGTATTTAGAATCAACGGGAACTCAATATATAGATACAGGAATACCAGTATATGATAATACTTCCTATGAAATAAAAGCAGCTAATAAAGAACGTGGATATGTATTTGGTGTTTCAGGAAATTATAATGTGGGTCGAACTGAATTGAATATGAGCGCAAGTAGTTGTATCCCTGTAATGTTTAGTGGAGGGTATAAAACTTGTACACTTAAAAATAGTACATTCGGATACCCTCACACTATAAAAATGACACCCACTCAATTATTTATTGATGGGGAAGAAATACAAGAACCTAATTGGGGTGATACAGTACCTTCTAGTGATTATAAAATGAGATTATTCGGTTATTTATCATGGCAGAAATCATATATAACTATAACTAAAAGTATGGTTTATTACTTCAAAACTTATAAAGGAGAAGAATTAATTCAAGACCTAAGACCTTGTCTTGATATAGAAGGAATACCATGTATGTATGATACGGTTTCAAAACAATATTATTATAATCAAGGAACAGGTCAATTTAGTTATGGAGATATAATAGAGTATACTCCAATAGAATATATAGAATCTAATGGTACTCAATATATAGATACAGGAGTTGTTCCTAATGAGAATACAGATATAGATATGACTTGTAGAGCCGTTTCTAATGGTGGTTATATTTTAAACAATCTACAATTAGACACAACATATAAATACGGCGAAACAGACACTACAACACAACCTAATTTAACTGCGTCAGCAGGAGCAACATTAACCATGGGTACAATAAACTTATCAAAATTAGACGAAGAAGAGGTAGCGCAAGCTGTTCTCAATGGTTGGACTTTAGAATAGAAAGGAGGTGAATAAATGAATATTATAGTAAAAGATAATATACGAACATTGATCGCAGACATAGGTTATCTAATACACAATACTCAAACTGATTCATACAGTCAAAAAGTATATACTGGTATCAATTCAGATTTAAGTATATTCGAAGAAGTAATAGATGATACAGTAAGTGAAGCGTTACGTATAGGTTTGGAAAATATGAAAATTGATAATAAAACTATGTCTGAAAACATCAAAGAAGTTCAAGTGAAAAATCAATCATTACACAAGATTGGCAAGATCGTAGCAAATAATGTAACCGATGATGTTCAAGCATTAGAAATTAAAGAATTTTATGATGAATGGCAGGAAGGAGTTCAATACGAATTAGGACGTTACGTAATGTATAAAGACGTTCTATATAAAGTAATAACTGCTCATACAAGTCAAGCAGACTGGACACCAGTCGCAGCTACGTCATTATTTGCAAATGTATTAACATCACTTGACGGAACACCTAAAGACTGGGTTCAACCTGATTCTACAAATCCTTATATGAAAGGAGATAAAGTCTTATTCGAAGGTAAGACATATGAGTCTATAATAGATAATAATATCTGGTCTCCTAGCGCATATCCTGCCGGATGGAAAGAAATTTAAACCATAAGGAGGTTATATTATGGGAGACGAAAAAGCAATGGAGTTATTACTTCAAATTTTACAAGATATGTCGTTTGTTAAAGCTAAACTTGAAAGTATCGATGAACAAAAAATCATTTCTCGTTTAGATGATTTAGAAGCGACATCTAAAGAAAATTCAAGAGTGATAGAAAAGTTAGAAAAAGAAACTGAAAAAACTGAAGATTTTATACGTAATAGCTTGGTCAACTCAAGACATCAACAAGCTACTATATTTGTAAGTTTGGGGGTGGCACTATTCAGTGCTATCCTTTCTTTTATATTTGGATTACTAAGATAGGGGGTAGTATTATGAAAGAAAAAATAAAGAATCCATATTTCTGGTTATCAACTATAGCTCTTATATTCTCTGCTAGTGGTATAGACTTTAATACTTTAACTAGTTGGGGATTAATGGGTAAAGCATTATTAAGTATAATATCTAATCCAGTTGCTGTAGTTGCGGTTATAACAGCATTCCTAGGTATATGGAATGATAACTCGACTAAAGGATTAGACAGAATAAAGAAAGGGGAATAATATGAGAACTTCAAATGGATATACTATAATGACCGCTGATGAATTCGGTCCTTGGTTAAAGAAACAAAAAGTATGGAGATCAATAAAGAAATTACAAGTTCATCATACATTAGCTCCAGATCAAAAAACATTTGAAAAAACAGATAAAAGAGTATATTCTGATCCATACGTTGGTCGTAACGAAGCATTCGATTCTTACGGTAAAAATACTTGGAACTCTCCAGATTCTAAAGGTTGCTATATAGCTCAAAACTTAACTATATGGCCTGACGGTTTAATAGTAACAGGTAGAGATTTAAATAGTACTCCAATAGGCATTAAAGGTTGGAATACAGGAGCTATATGTTGTGAAATATTTGGAAACTTCGATAAAGGTAAAGACAAAATGCCTGAAGCACAACGTAAAGCAGTTATAACTGTATACGGTGAAATGTGTAAGAGATTTGGTTTAAAACCATCTACAAATACTATAAGATATCATTGTTGGTTCACAGCTGATGGAACATATTTAGCAGGATATAACAAATATAAATCAGCTAAAACTTGTCCTGGTACAGCGTTCTTTGGTGGTAATACAATGAAAGTATATAAAGAAAATTTCTTACCAGCGATAAAAGAATATGTTGCTGGTAATAAAGAACCGCAAAAATTCAAATCATATTTGGTAAGGGTTACTACAGATGTATTAAATATTCGTAGAGATGCATCCGCTAAATCTGATAAAATGGGAGAAGTAAAACGAGGTGATGTATTCACTATTGTCGCTGAAGAAGGCAAATGGGGATATTTAAAATCTGGCGCAGGTTGGATTCATCTTGGTTATACTGAAAGAGTGGTTTAAAACGCGCGAAATTTACAAGGCCTCTAATGAAAGAATATAATTTTATGGAGGTATTAATTATGAGTATAACTAAAAAAATATTAGATTGGAACGAAAAGAAAATAGATAATTTATTAGTTCAAGAACCAAGCGTGAAAGGAATGGCAAAAGCATTCGGACACGGTTGTATAAATGGATTAGTTGACGTATCTGTTATAGTTGGAGGTTCAATTATATTATTAGGATATGGTATAATCATAAGAAACAAAATAAAAAGATAACTTTAAAAGGTAAGAGTCTTTATTACAAAGGCTCTTATTTTTCTTCATTCGCGATAATTACAAGTCCTATTATGAAAACATATTTTAGGAGGTATTAATTATGAGAAACACAAACTATGAAATGTTGAATGAATTGTTAAAAGACAGACTTGAAATAGCATTATCAGAAATGCCAAATGAGGATGATTATAATAGCAAAGCATTTAGTGAAGCTATGAAGTTAGCTGAAACTATCAATGTATTAGACAGAAACAATGTGGAAATGACAAAACTTGAAAAGGAATTAGAAAATAGATTAGAGATAGAAGATAAGAAAAACGAAGTTCAAAACAGAAAGAATGAGTTAGAAATTAACGCGAAGAAAGAAGCGGATAAAGAAAAACTTAGACTAGAAGCAGAGAAAATACGTTTGGATAATCAAAAATCTGTAAACAATTATAATCTTGAACAAGATAAATTGAGTACACAACGTTTATTGAAGATACTTGAAGTAACAGCAGCTGTAGTGCTTACACCGATGATTGATAATAAATTCAGAACTAAATTTGCAAAACTGATATGTAATTTCGAGAAAGATTATAACTTTACAACAACAGCAGGTAGAAGTTTATCAAAGTTATTTAAACTATAGTATATTTCAAAGCTTAACAGGTTAGCAACAAAGCCTGTTGGGTTTTGCGCGAAATTTACAAGGTCTTTAATGAAAAGGAGAAGCAGTGTGCCGTAAGGCTAGTGACCGAGAGGGTTCATTCAAAGATACAACGAGACCTTTTATTTTTATAGCGGAAGGCAGGATCTATATCGATCCGGGGAGAGAAATAGTACCCACGCTATTTTATTTTTGCAAGGAGGTATATGTATGAAAAACATATTTAAAAGACCAGAAACTTTAATAGGTGTCGGCATAGGTGGTTTTATATCTGCAGCTGTTATGTGCGGTAAAGCTAGTATAAAAGCCGACAGAATACTTGATGATTTAGAATATTATGAAAACAGAGAATTAACTTTAAAAGAAAAAGTTAAAGCAACTTGGAAGTGTTACGTGCCAACCGTAATAGTGCTAGCAGGTTCTGCATATTCTATTCTTTATGGAACAAACGTATTAACAAAACGTAATGCAACATTAATGGCAAGCGCTGGCGTAATGGCTGAAACATTAAACTTATATAACAACAAAATAAAAGAAGTTGTAGGTGAAGAAAAAGCGGAAGAAATACACCGAGAAATCAATAAAGAAATTTTAGCTAAAAAGAACCCACCTAAAACATTAGTCTATAATAACGAACAAGATGTGTTATGTTTTGATTCTCTTAGCGGATCATATTTCATATCAAGTATGGCTAAGTTAAAAGAAATCGAACATATTTTAAACAAACGTATGTTAACTGAAAATTACGTAATGCTGAACGAGTACAACGAAGAGTTAGGTTTAGAGTCTTGTTATTTAGGAACAGTCATGGGATGGCATATTGATAGCGGATTCATTGACATGGATTTCGATAGTCAATTGACGAAAGACGGTAGATTAGCATTGGTCGTATATCATAATGTACATCCAATAGCAATATGAGGAGGTTATATTTATGAATCTGGAAATGAAATTAAGAAAGTATGCACCAGAGATATTAGCTGGCGTAGCGGTAGTAGGAGTCGTAGCTACGACTCTTTCTGCCATTAAAGCAACACCTAAAGTATATTCTTTAATCGAACATAACGAAGAGATTAAAAATAGAGCATTGACGCCTAACGAACAATTAGTAATCGCTTTGCCAAATTATCGTAATGCAATTATATTTGGAGGAGTTACTATATCTGCAATCATAGGCTCTTCTGTTTTATCATTCAAACGTATGGAGAGTTTAAAAGAATTAGCAGCTACTAGTTATATTTTACTTGATACGGCGTTCAAAGAATACAGAGAACAAGTTGTAGAAATGTTTGGCGAAGACGTGGATCAAAAAATTGCCGGGGGGTTATTTTTGAAAAAACATTCTAACATCACCAAGGAAGATGTTTTGTTCTACGAACCAGTGACAAAAAGATATTTTGAAATAACGCACGATGAATTAGCGAAAGCGGTATATGAACTAAATAGAAAATATGCAATTGATGGCGAGGTTTCACTTAATTATTTCTTAAAATTAATCGGTCTTGAAGAAACTGTACAGGGTAATATTAATGGATGGAACGCCACAATGAATTGGGAATTCTATGGTTACGCTTGGGTTGATGTAGAGTTCGATAGAATAACTCTTGACGATGGATTAGAATGTCTTAAATTAAGATATGTTTTGCCTCCAGATGAAAACTACATGTTATATTGATACGCGATATTTACATGGCCTCTAATGAAAGAATATAAATTTATGGAGGTATTAACATGAACGAAATGAATAATATGGAAAACAATAATCAAGAGGTTTATTATATTTTAGTAGATGAAAGTATGTTATCTGAAAAGAAAAAATCTTACGCAGTAGAATTAGGAAAATCTATGGTGGGAACAGTGTTATTATCAGCAGCCGTAATGGGTGGTACAGCTTTAGCAGGCTTAGCTATCGAAAAGGTTGTGATACCAGCAGCTGAAACTACAGTAGACGGAATAATAACTGTAAAGAATAGACTTAAAGATAAAATAAAAAATCGCAAAAATAAAGAAGCTGAAGATGAAGAATTTGAAATATTATAATTAGTTTATATTTAACTAACAAAAATCATTATTAATTCAGAAAGAGATTGTACTTTTAAACAAGTACTTTCTCTTTTGCATTTTGCGCGATTGATACATATTCTTTAATGAAAGAATATAAATTTATGGAGGTATTTAACTATGAAAAAGATATTTAACGGAACTAATTTAGGTATAGCAGGTTTGATATTATCACTAGCAGGAACGGTGATATCTTCAATGTCTGAAGACAAGAAATTAGACGAAAGAATAGCTAAAGAAGTAGCTAAACAATTATCTAATATAAATAAATAATTTCGAAGGGGATGGTACTTATCACAAGTACTGTTCTCTTTTATTTTTGAAGGCGCGCGAAATTTACAAAGCCTTTAATGAAAGAATACAATTTTTTAGGAGGTAACAAAATGAACGAAATGAATAATAATTATGAAATGGAATTAGGTAATGAAATCCAACCAATGGAAAGTGAACAATTTGTAAACTCTGAAACTGAAATAACTTCAGAAGATAATGGAAACTCATTAGGATCAATCTTAATCAGTGCTAGTATAGGAGCAGTAGTAGGTATAGCAAGTGTGGTTGTAGCAGATCAACTTACTAAACGTGTATTTGTACCTGTAGGTAACAGATTAATGAGAAAAATTAATGAAAGAAAATTAGCTAAAGAAGCACAAGCAGAAGAAGAATTAGCAGATCAATTAGCTGAACAAGAATTGGAATCTGAATCTGAACCAGTTGATAATAAATAATTTAGTTTATTTATCACAATCTAGAATTAGATATTAATTCAAAGGAGGAGTACTTTTAAACAAGTACTTTCTCTTTTGCGTTTTATATTTTTAAAAAGAAGGAGATGTTAACATGGCTGAATATAAAAGTAATTCTCACAAATCTAAACAAGAAGAAAGAGAGAAATTACAACCAATAGCAAAAGGAAAAAAAGTTGAAAAGAAACAAGAATCTTTTAAAGATATGTTTAAAACAAACAGCTCAAGTATAAAAGAGTATATCATTATGGATATTTTAATACCAACAGCAAAAAGAACTATATCTGAGATCGTTGGTAGTTCAAGTGATATTTTAGTTGATACTATAGATACTATATTATTTGGAGAAAAAAGATCTCGTAGTAGAAGACGTAGTGGTTCAGGGAGAACAAGTTACTACAAATATTACGATGACAGAGATAGATACAGAGACCGTGATAGAGATCGCGACAGACCGGCGAGAGTCAGAGGTTATGAATTTGATGATATCGTATTAGAAACAAGAAGAGAAGCAGAAGAAGTTCTAGACAGAATGGAAGATTTAATTGATACATATAAAATTGTATCAGTTGCAGATTTATATGACTTAGTTGGTATATCTGGAAACTATACAGATAACAAATATGGATGGTCAAACTTACGAAGCGCAAGAGTAGAATCTCTTCGTTACGGAGATGGTTATATTCTTAAACTTCCAAAAGCATTACCATTAGACTAACTTATAGGAAGGGGTATATTTATGGAACATGTAAAGTGTATTGTAAATCCAAGTTACAGTAGATGTACAAATTGTACGAATACTCAAATGGAATACGGTGCTGTATTGTCTTGCAAAACGGAATGTCCATATAAAAAAGAGGGGTTTATTATTGGATACAGAAAAGGATTCTTTGGTGATAAATTCACAGTATTATTGTCTGACGGATATATTGAGAATGTATCAATAAATAGAATCCAAATAATAGATTAATCCAGGAGGTTATATTTATGTTAAAGAAATTAGCTAAGAATACTATTGAGGTTGTAGCCATAGCAGCTATTATTAATAATCCGATAGTATCAGGTACTTTATATTATGGTACAGAAGCTTTTAACGCAGGTAGAGAAGTGGTTGGGGCATTGGGTAAAACTGCTCCAGCTGAAAAATTAAAAGATAAATTTAGAAAGGATTAATAATATGATAGATGAAATATTAAACGCAGGGTTGATTATTGGTTTATGTGGTTTATATTTTGGATTAGGAATGAAATTCGTTACAAAGAGAGGTGTTAGATAATATGAAACAATTAATACTAGGAATTGCATGTTTTGGTTTTGGTTGCTTTTTATTAGGTGTCGACTTGGGGTGTAGAAAATGGAAAACAAACAAGAAATAATTTATATTTTAGAAAATCATGGTCTATTGGTGGCGTGTACAGCAATAGGCTTTGGTGTTGGTTTAATATTAGAAACAATAATAAATCAAAAAACAAACACTATGTATATTTTAGAAGATGGAGGTAAATAGAATGAATATAAAAGAAATGTTTAATAAATGTAAATTTAAAGCTCAAAAACATTCACCTGAAATATTAATAGGTGTTGGAGTTGTAGGTATGATAGGTTCTACAGTATTAGCTTGTAGAGCAACATTAAAGATAAATGACGTAATGGAAGAAACTCAAGAAAACTTAGATAAAATAGAAACAGCATTAGAAAAAGTTGACAAAGAAAAATACAGTGAAGAAGATGCTGAAAGAGATAGACATGTTATAACAGTTCAAACTGGCGTAAAGATAATTAAATTATATTTGCCAGCAGTTGGTTTAGGTATATTCTCAGTTGCTTGTTTGATATCTTCAAATAGAATACTTCAAAAGAGATATGCTGGATTGGCATCTGCGTATACATTACTTGATAAATCATATTCTAATTACAGAAAAAACGTTATTGAAAAATATGGCGAAGAAGTAGATAAAGAAATGAGATATGGAATAAAAGCAGAAACTATAACAGATGAAGATGGAAATGAAACAACTCAAAAAGTTATGGAAATGGATCCTAATGATCCAAATTCATATTCAGATTATGCTAGATTCTTTGATGAAGCATCACCATATTGGGAGAAAGATCCTGAGTATAATTTAACATTCTTGAAAGCACAACAACAATACGCAAACGATATTTTAGTCGCTAGAGGAAGAATATTCTTAAATGAAGTTTACGAAATGTTAGGTATACCTAAAACTAAAGCGGGGCAAGTTGTAGGTTGGGTTTATGATCCTGAACATCCAGTAGGAGACAATTACGTAGACTTTGGTTTATTTGATTTAGACAGAGAAAGAGTAAGAAGATTTGTAAATGGTGACGAAAGAAATATATTATTAGACTTCAACGTTGACGGAAATATATGGGAACTTATGTGAAGACTTGGTGAAGGAACTGGTAATCCATATATAGACGAATTATATACAAGATAAATTATATTTAAAGGGGCGAAAGGAGTTAAGGGGTATGTTCAACTTATTAAAGAAAGTTGTTAAAATAGGAGTGGCAGGGCTAGCTACTTACATGTTGTATGATCATTTCTTTGGAGAAGAAGAGATCATCGAAGAAAAGGAAGAAGAAATATTAACAGAAGAAACTAATGACGAAGAGGAGAATACACCAATGGTAGTTTTGATGGAAGAAGACGATAAAAAAGAAAAGAAATCTATATTTGGAAAAGCCAAAATAGTTACAAACGCAAACGATGTATTAAAAAATGCGAATAAAGCAATAGATAACGCTAATACTGCAATTGAAAAAGCAGGTAATGTTATGGATAATACTAATGATGCAATTCATAACATGAATGAACTTATTTGGAAATTGAATAAAGACATTGAGCAATTAAAGAGACTTATATTTGTAATATTAGTATTTGGAATTATTTATTTAATTCTGTAAAGGAGGAATAGAAATGTTAAAGAAAACAATAATAGGCTTTGTTATATTTGCAGGTGGTTGTGTTACTGGATATTTCACTTGTGATATGATAAAGAAAGAAAAATACAAAGAAGAGGCAAGTAAATTAGCAAGAATAGAAATCAATGAAGTAAAGGAAATTTACAAACAAAAATTAGATGAGTTCCAAACAGAACACACTAAACGTTTAGACGACTTTGAAACTGAACAATTGGAAAAACTTGATGCTATAAGAGAAAAAGCAGAAAATCATATCGCGACTTTGGATAAAGAAAATGACGAAAAAAACGTAATAGATTATCACAAAATAGCGAGTCAATATAAATCAACAAAATATCCTACTCAAAGGAAAGAAGAAAGTGTTTTAGAACAATTAGCGGATAATATTTCCGAAGAGGGAAAAGAAGCGCATGAAATAATAACTAGAGCATCAAGTGACGAAATATCAATATTAAATACTCTAACATACGAAAAGACTATCTATAACAGACCAGAAATAATAGAACCAGATGAGTATGGTGAAAATGAAGATTATGACACTTTGCAACTGACATATTTTATGGGTGATAAAAAGTTAGTTGATGAAGATGCAGACGATGTCATTGACGAAGTAGACCTTCATATAGGGGAAGAAAACCTAAAGATATTTGATGAATTCCCTGAGGCCACAAGTTTATATATTAGAAATGACGAACTTAAAATGGATTTCGAAATACTTAAAGATGATTTCTGTTATGAAGAAATAAAACCTGTAGAAGAAATCCAAAGAAAGCCTCATCAAGTAGATTAGTATGAGTAAAGTTATATTTGAGTATAAACAATGGCTAATTGATATCGTTTATAAAGACCGTCCAAGAAGGAGAGCATCATATACTAAACTATTAGATGTTCTCTTTGATGTGGACTTTAAAGTACATCACCCATACGATGAGAATCGAGAAGTTGACGGAGAAGAACTTCGTTGGATGTTTGTTCATGGTGGTGGAGATCAAGATATTTATAAATGGAAACGACCATGTACAATCTTAGAGATGTTGATTGCTCTGTCGTTTAAAATGTATAACATGACAGAAGGGACCGACGAATCATATTCTCCAGGATATTGGTTTTGGGATATGATCGGTAATCTTAATTTAGATGATCAGAGTAATTCCAGATTCTCACGAAAGAAAATATTAGACAGACTACACTCTTTCAATAATCGTTTATATTTACGAGATGGAAGAGGAGGAAACATATTTATACTGAATGATAGTTTCGAAGATTTAAGAGATAAACAAATTTGGTGGCAAATGTGTCATTACTTAGACGAGAAACTATTTTAGGAAGGAGGTGTATATATGTTCAAATTCATAAGACGAATGTTTAATAGGATATTTAAGATTCATAGTCCTTCTAGGGAATGGATCAAAGTTCCTAATAAACATGACGATACTTATTAGAGAGGAGGTATATTATGTGGTAGACTTCATGACAATAGCTACAAAAATTACAAAGAGTGGAGTAATGGAAATATACCCAAAATTCGTTATTAAAAAATCTAAAGATTTAATGATTCGTGGTGGGGATTTTTATTCTATTTGGAACGACAACCGTAATCTATGGTCTACAGATGAGCAAGAAGCGATAACTATAATTGATAACGAACTAAGGGAATACGCTCAAGAGTATAAAAATTCTGCCACACCTGTTAGGGTTTTATATATGTGGGATGCTGAAACGGGGATTATTGATAAATGGCATAAATACGTTCAAAAACAAATGCGAGATAATTACCATATGCTTGACGAAAAGTTAATATGGAAAAACATGAATCCAAAGAAAGAGGACTATGCGAGTAAAGTTTTACCATATCCTTTAGAAGGTAATTCGATTACGGCATTTGATAAAATAATAGGAACTTTATATTCTCCAGAAGAAAGACATAAAATTGAATGGAGTATAGGAGCTATTGTTACTGGCGATTCTAAACATATTCAGAAATTTATGGTTCTGTATGGTTCAGCCGGTACAGGTAAATCAACAATCCTAAATATTATACAAGATTTATTCGAAGGATATTATTCAGTGTTTGACGCTAGGGCTTTGGGTAGCTCTAGCAACTCTTTCGCTCTTGAATCATTTAAGACTAATCCGTTGGTTGCGATTCAACATGACGGCGACTTATCAAGGATAGAAGATAATACTAGACTGAATTCATTAGTGTCACATGAGCTCATGACAGTTAATGAAAAATTTAAATCCGCATATCACAATAGATTCAAAGCATTCTTATTTATGGGTACTAATAAACCTGTAAAAATCACAGATGCTAAATCGGGTTTGATAAGACGTCTTATTGATGTTACTCCTTCAGGTGAAAAATTATCAAGAAAAGAATACGATAAAGCAATGAATCAGATACCTTTCGAATTGGGAGCTATCGCGTTACATTGTAGAGATGTATATTTAGCTGATACTCATGCTTATGATGATTATATTCCAGTAGGCATGTTATCGAGTACAAATGATTTCTACAACTTTGTATTAGATCATTACTTTATATTTGCAGAGGAGAAAAACATATCTCTGAAAAGAGCCTGGGATTTATATAAAATATATATTGAAGAGGCAAAAGTTCCATATCCTTTATCTAAACGTGTATTCAAAGAAGAGTTGAAAAACTATTTTGAGGATTACAAAGAAAGAGGTAGTGAAGACGGTTCTAGAGTTAGAAACTATTATATTGGTTTCTTAGAAGATAAGTTCGAAGAGCATAAAGAATCTGAAGTAGAAGAAGATATTTCAACTATAGAATTAAATGGCGCCAGTTCTATATTTGATGAAACTTGTTCGGATTACCCTGCTCAATACGCAGACGAAAAGAAAGGAACACCTAAAAAGGGTTGGGATTATATTAAGACAACTTTAAAAGATATTGACACTTCAAAACTGCATTATGTCAGAGTTCCGGAAAATCATATTATTATAGATTTTGATTTAACGGATAAAGATGGCAATAAATCTTTAGAAAAGAATTTAGAAGCGGCTAGTAAATGGCCACCAACATATTGTGAATTATCTAAATCAGGTAAAGGTGTACATCTTCATTATATTTATAATGGGGATCCGAAACGTCTTTCAACTGTTTATGATGATCATATTGAAGTAAAAGTATATTCTGGTAAGAGCGCACTTAGAAGAAAATTAACTAAATGTAATGACTTACCAATCGCAACTATATCTTCTGGTTTACCATTGAAAGGAGATGATAAAATGGTAAATTTTGATAGTGTAAAAAACGAAAAGATGATACGTACTTTAATTAAGAAAAACTTAAGAAAGGAAATTCATCCAGCAACTAAACCAAGTATCGATTTTATTAAAAAGATATTAGACGATGCTTTCGATAGTGGAATAGCTTATGATGTGACAGACATGAAACCTAAAGTTTTATCGTTTGCTGCTTCATCAAGTAATCAAGCTGATTATTGTATCAAACTAGTAGGTAAGATGAAATGGAAATCAGAGCATGAATCTGAACCTAAAGAAAGTGAAAAAGACATTATATTTTATGACGTTGAAGTGTTCCCAAATCTATTTTTAGTAAACTGGAAAAAAGCCGGAGAAGGAAATCCGGTGGTTAGAATGATAAATCCTAAACCGGAAGACATCGAAAGTTTATTTAAATTTAGACTTGTTGGTTTTAACTGTAGACGATACGATAATCATATTCTATATGCAAGATATTTAGGATACAATAATAAACAACTATATGCATTATCTCAAAAGATAATAAATACCGGGAAGGGATTTTTCGGAGAGGCTTATAATGTATCTTATACTGATGTGTATGATTTCTCAACAAAGAAACAATCTTTGAAAAAATGGGAAATAGAATTAGGAATACATCATAAAGAATTAGGTTTGCCTTGGGATGAACCTGTTCCAGAAGAAATGTGGACTTTAGTGGCCGAATATTGTGATAATGATGTCATTGCAACTGAAGCAGTATTCAATCATCTTAAAGGTGATTTTGTCGCTAGACAGATATTAGCAGATTTGGCTGGAATGACCGTCAATGATACAAGTAATAGCTTAACAACTAGAATCATATTTGGAAAAGAGAGACATCCAAATCTTGTGTATACAGATTTAGCTACAGGAGAACAATACTTTTAAGTATATTCCAGAAAGGGGTTAATAATATGAAGAAATTCGTTAAACGTATAACTAAGGGAGTTAAAATAGTTATGAACGTTCCGAAAGATATTTGTAAAGAAATTGTTAATAATAAAGAAGCAAGACTTGTATTAGGAATGATATGCATAGGTATAGGGTGTGTGGGGATAACACTTGTAGGTTCTGTTTATATGCCTATACCTAAATAAACATATTCCAGAAAGGGGTTAAGGATATGAAAAAGATTAAAGAAAAGAAAGAGGGCATCATAGTTGATATCACAAAATATATGAAGGCTAAGGAGGAAGAAAAAAGAAAAAATAAACTAGTAGATAGTATGCAATTTCTAGGCTGTACTGCCATACTTATATTCATTATAGTATGGTGGTCTATAGCTGGATTTATATTTCACTGCTTAGGAATGTAAAGGAGGTCATTATGGAAGAAATTATAAATAGCTTTCCAGGCTATGAGTTTATAGAAGGTAAAAACATGTACAGAGGAACTGACCTTGGTAAAGGCGGTTATGTATATGCAGAACCTGGTATGTATACAGATGTGGCGTTGCTTGACGTCGCATCAATGCATCCAAATAGCATAATAAATATGAATGTATTTGGAGAACACACAAAGCGTTATAAAGCATTAGTTGATGTTCGTTTAAACATAAAACATGATGACTTAGATGCTGTAGCGCATATGTTTGACGGCAAATTGGCGAAGTATTTAAACGACAAAGAATCAGTTAAGGCTTTATCTGGTGCGTTAAAGATACCAATCAATTCAGTGTATGGGTTGACTTCGGCATCTTTCGATAATCCTTTCAGGGATATTCGTAACAAAAATAATATTGTTGCATTAAGGGGAGCTTTATTTATGAGAACTCTTCAAGACGAAGTTCAAGAAAGAGGATTTACCGTAGCACATATTAAGACAGACTCAATAAAGATACCAAATGCAACACAAGATATTATAGATTTTGTTATGGACTTTGGTAAACAGTATGGTTATACATTTGAACACGAAGCGACTTATGAAAAAATGTGTTTAGTAAATGACGCAGTTTATATTGCAAAGTATAAAGACGGTGATTGGACTGCAACTGGAACTCAATTCCAAATACCATATGTATTCAAAAAGTTATTTTCTCGAGAGGATATCACTTTCGATGATTTATGTGAGACAAAATCTGTAACTTCAAGTTTATATTTAGATATGAACGAAAACTTACCAGAAGGAGAACACGCTTACGTGTTTGTTGGTAAAGTCGGTAGATTCTGTCCAATCAAACCAGGCTGTGGCGGGGGTATTCTATATCGCGAAAAAGACGGTAAGTATAATGCCGCAACTGGTTCAAAGGGTTATCGCTGGTTGGAATCTGAAATGGTAAAAGAAAAAGAAAACTGGCGAGATATAATCGATGAGAATCATTTTATCGAAATGGCTGATACAGCTGTTGAAACAATCATGAAATATGGAGATTATGATTGGTTTGTAAGTTAATATATTTTAAAAAGGAGATTGTGATTATGGATAGTATAAAATTAGAAAACGCTAGATTGATATTTAGAAACTTTGCTGGGGAAGAAAGTAAATTTAATAGAGCTGGAAACAGAAACTTCTGTGTAGTATTACCAGATGATATAGCTGAAGAATTAGCAGAAGACGGATGGAATGTAAAGATATTACAACCTAGAGACGAAGATGATACACCTACTTCATATTTACAAGTAACAGTATCATACAAAAATATACCACCTAAAGTATACATGGTAAGTGGTAGAACTAAAACTTTATTAGATGAAGAATCTATATCTTGTTTAGATTATGCGGACGTCGTTGGAGCCGATTTAATAATAAGACCATATCATTGGGAAGTAAACGGCAAAACAGGAGTTAAAGCATATTTAAAAACAGGTTATATAATTGTGGAACAAGATGAGTTTGCAAGTAAATACGACTATGATGAACCTATAGAAGACGAAGATCTTCCTTTCTAATGCAGCTAAAAGATTATCAATTAGACGCCGTTAGAAAAATGAAGAACGGATGTATATTGAATGGGGGAGTAGGGAGTGGAAAATCCATTACTTCCCTTGGATATTACTATCTTAGAAACGGTGGTGATATTTCATTTTTAAAAGGCAAAGGTCATAAGAAGATGAAGAAACCAAAGGATCTTTATATTATAACTACTGCTAGAAAACGCGATACTATGGAATGGGAAAAAGAACTTGGGTTTTACTTGCTGAGTACGAATCCTGAAAGTAGCGCATATTCTAATAAGATAACAGTTGATAGTTGGAATAATATAAAAAAATATAAGGATGTTAAAAACGCTTTCTTTATATTTGATGAACAAAGAGTTGTTGGTTATGGTTCCTGGACTAAGTCATTTTTAAAAATTGCCAAATTTAATGAATGGATATTACTATCAGCAACACCTGGGGATACATGGAGTGATTATATCCCAGTCTTCATAGCTAACGGTTTCTTTAAAAACAAAACTGAATTTTGCAGAGAGCATGTTATTTATAGTCGATTTACTAGTTATCCAAAAATCGAAGATTATCGAGGAACTGGTAAACTATTAAAACTCAGACGAAGTATATTAATAGATATGAACTTCAAAAGACAATCGATTCCTCATCATGAGGATATTTACGTAAAGTATAATGTTAAAGAATATAAAAAAATCACAAAAGATAGATGGGATATTTGGAATAATGAACCAATAATAAACGCTAGTGGATTATGTTATGCTTTAAGGAGAAGTGTTAATGAACACGATTCGAGACAGTTAGCATTATTGGAGATTTACGAAAAACATCCTCGAGTAATTATATTCTATAACTTCAATTATGAACTTGACATTTTGAAGAAATTATATTATGGACCGGATGTAGCAATAGCTGAATGGAATGGTCACAGACACGATCCTATTCCTAAATGTGAAAACTGGGTATATTTGGTTCAATACACAGCAGGAGCCGAAGGATGGAATTGTATTGCAACTGACACTATTATATTTTACAGCCAAAACTACAGTTATAAAATTATGAAACAATCAGCAGGGAGAATTGACAGAATGAACACGCCTTATAAAGATTTATATTATTATCACTTGAAGAGTCGAGCTGGTATAGATATTGCTATATCAAAAGCTCTTAAAGCTAAAAAGAATTTTAACGAAAAAGATTTTTCGAAAGGAGTTTAAAATGAAACCTGTAATTATTGTAAATGGTAAACCAAGATCTGGTAAAGATACTTTTGCAGAGTATTTAAACAAAATAGCGAGAGTTGAGAAATATTCAATAATCGATAAAGTGAAAGAAATAGCAGCTCAATGTGGATGGAATGGAAGCAAAGGTGAAAGAGATAGAAAATTCTTATGTGACGTAAAAATCATAACAGAATTATATAATGATATGCCTTTTAGAACTGTAACTGAAAAAGTAAAAATGTTTAATGAAGACGATAGTAAAAATGTATTATTAATAGACATGAGAGAACCTAGAGATATTGCTAGAGCAAAAAGAGAATTAGGAGCTTACACTATATTCATAGATAATGATAGAGTTCCTGAAATAAAATCTAATGTGGCCGATGGAACAATTCATAATTTCAACTATGATTATAGAATAGATAATAACGGAACATTAGAAGATCTAGATAAAGAAGTACAAAAATTCTGGGTGTATTTTATAAGTAAATTTGGTTGTTAAAGAAAGGGGAATATTATGTTACAAGAATGGAAAAAAGTAAACGCTTTAAAATTACCTAACTGGTCTGAATCAGATTTTGACGATTTAGCAGTTTGGTTAGAAGAAGATATATTTGGTATGGATATTTGGGTTAAGAAATATTGTCATGATGGCGAAAAATTAGGAGAATGGTTTGATAGAGTTTCTAATGGTAACGAAGAACTTAAACAATTAATCAAAGAAAAGAAATTCTTATTTGGAGGTCGTATATTAGCTAATAGAGGTTTACAAAAAGAAGGAAGAAAAGTAACATATTCTAACTGTTATGTAATAACACCACCGGAAGATAACCTTGAATCTATATTTGACTGTGCTAAAAAACTTGCCAGAACTTTTAGTTACGGTGGGGGTTGTGGTATTGATATTTCTAGATTATCTCCAGCAGGAGCTAGAATAAATAATGCCGCCAAGATTACATCAGGTGCAGTTTCATTTATGGATTTATATAATACAACAACCGGATTAATCGGACAAAACGGAAGAAGAGGAGCTTTAATGGTATCTATATCTTCAGAACATCCTGATTTAGAAAACTTCGTTCAAATAAAAAACGATCTTAATAAACTTGAAAAATGTAACATATCTGTTAGAGTTTCAGATGAGTTTATGCACGCTGTTCACAACGACAAATCATGGGAATTAGTATACAAGAGATCAGAAACAGGTGAAGATATTCGAAAAGAAGTAAGAGCTAGAGATATATTCAACATAATATGTAAAAGTGCTTGGGATACTGGAGAACCAGGTTTATTATTCTGGGATACTATAAAAACATATAATCTAAATGTTAATCATCCAGAGTTCAGTTATGCTGGTGTAAACCCTTGCGCCGAGGAACCTCTTCCGGCTGGAGGAAGTTGTTTACTTGGTGCTCTTAATCTTTCAGCTTTTGTAAACGAAGATGGGGCTTTTAACAATGATGAATTTACGAACGCTATATTTGTAGCGGTTAAAGGTTTAAATGAGGTTTTAGACGAAGGATTAGAATTACATCCATTAAAAGAACAACAAGATAGTGTTAGAGATTGGAGACAAATTGGTCTTGGCATCATGGGTCTTGCCGATTGTTTGATAAGAATGGGGTTAAGATATGGAAGCGAACAAGCACTTGAGTTTTGTGATGCTATAGGATCTGTATTGGCGGATACAGCAATTCAAGCATCTGCATATTTAGCAAGTCTTGACGGCCCATATCCTAAATACAAAGCAGAATATTTAGTTAACAATATATCTAATCATATTTACGGCAGCGATTTTTATTGTGAAAACGCTTTAAAAGATACTAAAGCTTTAGTTAGAAAACACGGTTTAAGAAACAGTCAATTGCTTACTATCGCTCCAACAGGAAGTATAGCAAATCTACTTGGTGTATCAAACGGTATAGAACCTATATTTGCATATAAATATACTAGAAAGACTGAATCACTTCATGGCGAAGATGTATATTATGAAATGTCACCGAAAGTAGTTCAAGAATATATTGATAGACATGGATTGGATACAGACGGAGATCTTCCTCATTTCTTTATAACATCACACAATCTTGATTATGTAGACAGAATTGAAATGCAATCTGTATGGCAAAAACATATTGACGCAAGTATTTCATCTACAATAAATTTACCAGAATCAACAACAGTTGATGAGATCATGGATATTTACATGTTAGCATGGGATAGAAATCTAAAAGGGTTAACTATATTTAGAGATAATTGTAAGCGTGTTGGTATATTAACTATCGATAAAGATCCAGAACAAGAGATTATATTCAACAAATATAAACCTGTTACTAGAGCTGAATTGGGTCATAGGTTATCCGGAAGTACTTATATTAAACATAACGCTTGTGGTAAAATGTATATTACTATTAACCACGACGAGAATGGAAATTTAGCCGAGGTATTTATTGATAGTGGTAAATCTGGAGGTTGCAGCGCAAACGCTGAATCTCTTGGAAGATTAGCAAGCCTTTGTATGAGAGGCGGTTTAGACGTTGAAAGTATAATTGACGCAACTAAAGGTGTAAGATGTGCTGCTTGTATGCAAGCTAGAGGTAATAAAGATAGAGAAGTTGCCGGATTATCTTGTGGTGATATTTTAGCTAAAACAATAAGGGAAGAATATTTAAGATTACGTACTGCAAAAGGTATCGATGATTTAATAACAACTGTGGAACAAAATGAATCAGGATGGAGTATGACTGTACAACGCGCATCAGGAGGACTTAAAGAAATAACAGGTGCTTTGAAATGCCCTGACTGTGGAAAAGCATTAACTAAACAAGGCGGTTGCTGGGTTTGCGAGTCTTGTGGATATTCTAAATGCGATTAGGGGTTGATAACATGTTTGAATTCTTTAGCTGGGTATTAGCTATATTTTCAGTCATCATAGCAATATTATTAATGATCGCAAGATATTTGACATACAATAGAGAATTACATGACGAACTAAGAGAAACTGCGAGTATTATAATTATAGTAACAGTTGTGAATGTGTACTGTTTATTATATTTCTTAGTATATGTTTTAATGATTTAAAACGCGCGAAATTTACAAGGCCTTTAATGAAGAGAATAGTAGCTCAATTGGTTAGAGCGCAGATATAAACAATCTGATGTTGTGGGTTCGAGTCCGACCTATTCTTTTCGTTTTATTTTTTGAAAGGAGTGATTAAATGGAACAATCTTTATTGTGTCTTTTAGTTGTACTAGATCTTATAATTTTAAGAGTTTTAGCAGATAAATAGAAAGGGGAGAAACAAATGATATTTGGTATGGCAATTATAATTGTCTTATTGATATTGATTTTATTGGCTATAATAGCGAAGTATTAAAAGGGGGTTTTAATATGACTTTTACATTATGTAGTATTGTGGCATTGGCTGTTATTTATTGTTGTTTAGATAGCAGTGAAACAAATTATAAAGAAACCAAAGGGGATGGTTATATAAGAGATCATAACAATATATTTGGAGGTAAGATTTATGAAATAAAAAAGATAGACAATAATACAACAATAGTAAGAGATCATAATAATATATTTGGAGGTAAGACTTATAAAATAAATAAATAATATAAAGGGGTTGATATTATGAATTGGGCAAGAAAGGAAATAGAAATAGCGAAAGAAGAAACTAAAAAGGAAAATGGTTTATATCAAGAACTAGCATGTGCAACTTATGATTCAGCGTTAAAAGCTTATGACGCTTTATTAGAAGATGGACATTCTGGGTTTAGTGTTCATTTAACAATGGATATTTTAAATAGACTTGTAAAGGGTTTACCTTTAGTAAAAATAACAGAAGAAAATGCAGAATGGAAAGACGTAACATATGAAAACAGCGATAATGAAAAGACATATCAAAGCACAAGATTCACGGCGTTATTTAAAAAAGTAAAAGTAATAGATGGAAAAGATGTAATCAAATACAAAGATATTCATAGAACTATGGCTGTGAATATTCACAATCCATCTTGCTGCTATAGTAGTGGTTTAGTTGACAGTGTTATAAATGAAATAACTCCGGTCGAATTACCATATTATCCAGCTACAGCGCCTATTAAAGTTTACACTGAAGATTTCTTAGCTTTCCCTGAAAACGGAGACTTTGATACTGTCGGTATATTTTATGCAATATATCCAACAGGTGAGAAAAAAGAAATTAACAGATATTTCCACTTTGATGGAAAGACAAGAACTAAAACTGAGATAGACAAAACGATGTATAACTTATTAAAAGAAAACAAAAATAAATAGTTGAAAGGAGGATACTTAGAATGGAACAATATCCAGAATATGAAGAGTATCTAAAACAACATACAATGAATATCAGAAAAGCTTTTAATTGGATTAAGAGAAGCGCTAAGGATATTCTAAGAGAAGGCGAAGGGGATTATGAGTGGAATATATATTTACATGATGACACAAAAACAATAGACGATGAATATTATGCATATTATGATTATTTCTACAATCGTAATAAAAATGGAAAATGTAAAAACAAATTTGCAGAAAAGAACTTTAGAATGGCAAAGCTTGCTCATTTTCACAGAAACCCTGATCATTGGCAACACTGGGTATTGTTTGATTCTACCGGTTTAGTTGTAGCATTAGACATGCCTTATATTTACATTGTTGAAATGGTTTGTAATTGGTGGAGCTACAGCTGGGCCGAAGATGACTTATGGTCTATATTTGATTGGTATGATCATAACAAAAAGAAAATGAAATTATCCAAAAGAACAAGAGATGAAGTTGAGGATATTTTAGACAAATTAGAAAAAGCATTAATTAGAGTTAGAGGTCCTCGCAAAAAATAAAGGTGGTGATATATTGACCATAAAAGAATTTGCGGATATTTACTTTAACTTACCAGAAGAAGAAAGGGATATTAATGATTGGTATCCTGTATTAGATTATTATATTCTAAATTTATGTAATAAATATTATAATTTGTTCACACACGAAGAAAGATATCAGTTAGCATGGATTGGAGCAATCAAAGCTATAAAAGCTTATGATATTTCAACCGGAAACAAATTTCAATCATTTCTTTATATCTGTATGAGAAACGAGATTTTATTGGAACGCAAACGTTACTACGATAAGATCTCTTTCAAATACGGAGAACCAGAAAATGGAACATACGCAACTATGTCTATTAGTTCTAAATATGGAGAAGAAGAGGATCTTGAATTGGGAGATATGTTAACTGACGGATATTGTGTAGAACACGATGGAGTAGCAAATGCAGATATTGAATTATTTACTAGAAGATTATCAGAAATGGACGCGACGATTGTTAAGGGATTATATGAAGGAAAAGACCAATCAGAACTTGCTCGTTGTCTTGGTGTTTCCACTACCACGATTCATAGGCACGTCCACAAAATCAAGGCGAAAGACGAGAAAATATTAAAAGCCTATATTGGAGGTTGATATGATTTGTACTATTAAACCTGATTATATAGAATGTCAGTATTGTTTGAGAGAACAGGCTGAAGAAGGAATTATATTATGTGAAAGATGCAAATGGTATAACGAAGTATATGAAATACTTTGGATGACTGATCATTACGCTAAGATATTTAATGATGTTAGCGAAGGTGTGATTCCTATGGATAGAATAAAAATTAAAGGGGAGGAAAAGAAGTATGAAAATTAATTATTTTGATTGTAAGGATTCTTGGCAAGAAGTAAAAAATGCCACTATGACAACAATTAATAAAGATGGAGGTAAATATCCAGAAAGCGAATGGAAAAGAAAACTTATATTAAGCGAACATTCACCAATAAGAAAAATTTGGGCTAACTGGAAATGGACTGATTTAAAATCTTGGGTGTCTGTACATTTTGTAAGACATAAATTTGGGATTGACCATTGGGTTTGTACACAAAGAACAGATAGAACAGGAGTTAATAGAGATGAATCTCCACAAGGAGCATTAGTTATGCATGAATGTCAAGCAAATGCGCAAGCGCTTATAAATATATCTAGAAAAAGATTATGCAGTTGTGCCAGCAAAGAAACTAAAGAAGCATGGCAAGCAGTGAAAGATGAAGTTGCTAAGGTTGAACCAGAATTAGCGTCTTGTATGGTTAGAGAATGCGTATATCGTGGTTTCTGTCCTGAAATGTTTGGATGTGGTTATGATAAGACAGACGCATATTTAAAAGAGCTTAGACATTACAGATATGGAGATATTAAAAAAGGAGAGTATGGCGCTTTAAATATTGTAGAACCAGAAAAGAAAATTGAAGATTTTATACTTGAAAAAATATATGGAGAATGTGGCGTTCCTATAAATCTTATTTTACCTAGAGGAATGTCCAAAGAAGAAGTAATAAAAAAATTAGTTGAAAGCGGGGTTGGCGTTATAAGAAAATAGGGGTGATATTATGAAGTGGTTCGAAGATGATTTCTTTGATCGAGTTAGATATAATGATGGGCATATTGAGAAGGCCATAAACGAAAGAACAATTATAGAATTAACTTTACAGATAAATAAAAATTTACTATCTATTGAAAATGCTAACGCTATATTGATGGAAGAAGAATTTGAAGGACGAACTGACGGATTAACATATTCACTTACTAAAGTATATATTGCTGCTACATTGGAAGAGATACACGAATTAACAGCAGAATTAAGAAGTAGAATATTTATGGTTTAGCATATTTTTGCTGGCCACTTTTGAAATATAAAAGTGGGCTTTGGACACTTTCAAAGTGGGCAAGGCCTCTTTTTTTGCATTGATTTTTTGCTAGCTGGCCACTTTTGGACAGAAAAAGTGTCCAATTGGCCACTTTTGAAAAAAAAGTGTCCAGGCTGAAACCCAGTAATTGCAACGGTTTGAGGGCTCCCTGGCCACTTTCCCACTTTTTTTCTTTATTTATTTATTATAATTAAAATATATATATAAGTTAAAAACAAAAGTGGGTTTTTGGCCACGCGAAAAATACATGGCCTTTTATGAGGAGAGAAGGCTAAAAATCGCTTTCTCTTTAATTTTTTCGAAAGGAGAACTTTTTATTATGTATGAAATTTTAAAAACTTTATATTCCAACAATATGTCAACTTTAATGTTGATCAAGTTATATTATTAAGGGGCGATTAATATGGCTAGAAAATTAGAAAAGAAATTCCAAAGAGAATTAATCAAGGAATTAAAAGAAACTTTTGAAGGATGTTTGGTTCTTAAAAATGATGCAGGTTATATTCAAGGTATTCCTGACCTTTTAGTTTTGTATAAAAACAAATGGGCAGCACTAGAATGTAAAATGCATTTAGGGGCTAGTAAGAGACCAAACCAAGAATACTACGTTGAGTTAATGAATAAGATGTCATTCGCTCGTTTTATTTGCCCAGAGAATAAAGTGGAGGTGCTATATGAACTTTCTAAAACATTCAGATCTAGCAGGTAAACACGCGTTCTTAAGTGCATCTAAATATCACTGGATAAATTATGATGATGAAAAACTAATAAGAACATATAAAAAACAGCAAGCAATGATACAAGGAACTTTGTTACATGATTTAGCTTGTCGTTGTATTTTACTTGGACAAAAACTTCCAGATCAAAACAAAACTTTAAATATGTATGTTAATGATGCTATAGGATATAAGATGACTCCTGAACAATTATTATATTATTCAGAAAATTGTTTTGGAACAGCTGATGCTATATCATTTAGAAATAAAGAATTAAGAATACATGATTTAAAAACTGGAACAACTAAAACACATATGGAACAACTTATGATTTACGCAGCTTTATTCTGTTTAGAATATAAGAAGAAACCGCGTAACATAAAAATAGAATTAAGGATCTATCAAAACAATGAAGTTCTCATACACAATCCGGAAGTGGATGAGATCGCACCTATTATGGATAAGATAATTCAATTTGATAAATTGATTAAAGAAATAAATTCGGAGGGGGAATAATAAATGTATGATGAAAACAAACCAAGCTTGGAAGAATTGATACATTATGGAATGCCCCGAAGATCAGGGCGATATCCATGGGGTTCTGGAAAGGACCCTTATCAACATTCTGGGGATTTTCTATCCAGAATAGATCAACTATCTAAATCTGGTATGACTGAGAAAGAGATAGCTGAATCTATGGGGTTGAACACAACTCAACTTAGAATACAAAAGAGTATGGCTAAAGAAGAAAGAAGATCTTTAGAAGTAGCAAGAGCTAAAGGTCTAAGAGAAAAAGGATATTCTCTTAAAGAGATAGCTAATGAAATGGGTTATAAGAACGATTCATCTGTAAGATCTTTATTGAATGAGGGTTCGGAACAACGTATGAATCAATCTAAAAAGACTGCTGATTTCTTAAAGAAACAAGTAGATGAAAAAGGTATGATAGATGTTGGTGTTGGTGTTGAAAGAGAATTAGGTATATCTAGAGAAAAACTTAACACTGCTTTATATATGTTAGAGATGGAAGGTTATAATACTTATGGAGGAGGAGTACCTCAAGTTAATAATCCAGGTAAACAAACTAACATTAAAGTATTATGCCCACCTGGGACACAACACAAAGACATCTATAATTATGATAAAGTAAATTCAATTAGCAACTATACTTCCCATGATGATGGTAAAACATTTGAAACTTTCCACTATCCATCTTCTTTAGATAGTAAACGATTACAAGTTCGCTATGCTGAAGAAGGTGGTATAGATATGGATGGTGTAATAGAATTAAGAAGAGGCTGCCCTGACTTAGATCTAGGTGGTTCACATTATTCTCAAGTTAGAATACTTGTTGATAAGACACATTATTTAAAAGGTATGGCTGTATATAGTGATGATCTACCTCCAGGTGTTGATGTTAGATTTAATACTAACAAGAGTAAAGATAAAGCAAAGATGGATTGTCTTAAGAAGATTAAAGATGATCCTGATAATCCATTTGGTTCTCTTATAAAAGCTGGTGGTCAATCTTATTTTACTGATCCTAAAACTGGAGAAAGAAAACTTTCTTTAATTAATAAGAGAGCAGATGAAGGAGACTGGGGCGATTGGGCTGATAAGTTACCATCTCAATTCCTTTCTAAACAAAACTTATCTTTAGTTAAAAGACAATTAGGTTTAGCTAAAGATAGTAAACAACAGGAGTTCGATGAAATCATGGCCCTTACAAATCCTACAGTTAAAAAGAAATTACTACAATCATTCTCTGATGACTGTGATTCTGCTGCTGTTCATTTACAAGCAGCAGCATTACCAAGACAGAAGTATCAAGTCATACTTCCTGTTACTAGTATGAGAGATAATGAAATCTATGCGCCTAACTATAAGAATGGTGAGAAGGTAGCATTGGTTCGTTATCCACATGGAGGATTGTTTGAGATACCAATACTAACTGTAAATAATAAACAGAAAGACGCTAAGAAGATGATGGGCGATAATCCATTAGATGCTGTTGGTATAAACTCTAAAGTAGCAGAGCGTTTATCAGGAGCAGACTTTGATGGTGATACAGTAATGGTTATCCCTACACACAATGGTAAGGTTACCATCTCTAGTAAACCACCGTTAAAAGAACTAGAAGGATTTGATCCTAAGATGGCATACCCTGAAAGACAAGGTATGAAGTATATGAGAAATACTCAAACTGAAATGGGTAAGATCTCTAACTTAATAACAGACATGACATTACTCGGAGCATCAGATCAAGAGTTAGCAAGAGCAGTTAAACATTCAATGGTTGTTATAGATGCTGAGAAACATAAGCTTGACTATAAACAATCAGAGATTGATAATGGCATAGCATCACTTAAGAAGAAGTATCAAGGACACTATGAAGATGGTAGATACAAAGAAGGTGCTGGTACTTTAATCTCTAGAGCTAAGTCACAACAATCTGTATTAAAGAGACAAGGTTCTCCAATCATAGATCCTAAGACTGGTAAACAATCATGGAAAGTAGCAGACGATTTAACTTACCAAAAGAAAGTAATAGATAAGAAGACTGGAGAGGTAACTTATAAAACTATTACCCGTACTCAGAAATCCACTAAGATGTTCGAGACTGATGATGCCTACACTCTAGTATCAAAAGCCAAGAACCCAACTGAGTTAGCTTACGCTGACTACGCTAACTCTATGAAGGCACTGGGTAACCAGGCTAGAAAGGCTATGGTATCTACTAAGGATACACCATATAGCCCGGCCGCTAGGGCTACCTATCAGGCCCAAGTGGATAGCCTAGGGGCTAAGCTCAACATCGCATTAAAGAACGCCCCTAAGGAGAGACAGGCACAGACCATGGCCAATGCTGTGGTACAGGCTAAGAAAAAAGACAATCCCGACATGTCCAATAAAGAAATTAAGAAGGCTGGTCAACAAGCATTAGACCAAGCAAGAAGAAAAGTTGGGGCTAAGAAGGAACAGATAAACATAACAGAGAAAGAATGGGAAGCTATCCAAGCAGGAGCAGTATCTACTAATAAACTTAAACAGATACTAGACAATGCTGATATGGATAAGGTTAAACAATTAGCAACACCAAGAAAGAATAATTCATTGAGTTCGCAAAACATTTCAAGAATTAATTCATTAAGATCAAATGGTTACACAACTTCTGAGATAGCAGATAAACTTGGCATCTCTACTTCAACTGTTATCGAAGCACTTAAATAAACAAATTAAAAAGAAAGGAGAATGTTTTAAATGAAAGTTATGTTAACAACAATTGACAATCCTTTTTCACCTTTTAAAGATTTCAAAAGTTGGTTTGCTTTTGATGTTGAAAAAGGTTACAATTCATCAGCTTACTTAGCAAGAATTGCCAAAACTTCTGATGCTTTAACTGATGAAGAGAACGATGCAGAAATAGAGAGAGCCATAGATGAAATATTATCCATGGACTTCTTAAAGATATATAAAAAAGTTAAGGAAGAATAACGAAACACTCAGACCGGTATCGGAGATTTCGAAAAACATAGTGGGGGGTCGGCGAAAATTCCGCCCCCTCCCTGAAT